ATTTTTTTTCTTTTCTACATAACGACGCTTTGGTTCCTCATATATAACCGTTATATTTACTTTTCTTGGAACATAGTTCTCTGGTTTTTCAGATAACATTTAGACATTTCTTTATATAACCAATTTTTAACTTTATCAAATCCATTTAATTTAACTGCATCAGATATATCTTTTGCATTAAATTTCTTATGGACAAACATTGCTTCTAAACCATGTTTAAGGCTTAATTTACGACTATTTTTTACTCCAGCTATATCTCTATCAAATAATATTATAATACGCTTAAAACGTCTCTTAAGCTGTTCTAAAATATCTAATGGAATAAATGTACTTTCTGAAGAAGGCGATATTGCCGTATAACCCATTTCATAAAGACACATTACATCTTTCATACTCTTAGTAATAAAGAGTATATCACCTTTTTTAGGTAATTGAGCATAACCTTGTATATCATACTCTGTAAGATTGTTTCTCCATTTAGTATATTTATCTGCTAATGGCCTATATATCTTAAAGTTATTATACACTTTATAAGCATACATAGGATTTTCAGGTTTATAAATACCTTTAACTATACCATTGCATAAATAATATTTAATACTATTAACGTTATATTTCTTTAATGTTTCCTTAGAAATATGAAACTGAGACCAGTAATTGATGTCTGTTAGAGTAAAGTTTTGTCTTACTACACCAATTACAGTCTCAGAAGAAGGTATGTATTGCTTAGAGCTATCGAGCTTAGTTAAAGTGGTAATATTTAACTTATCTACTATATCTTGTAGTATATCGTTATAATTTGTTAAACCTGTGTACAATGATACAAATTTAACTATATTACCACATTCTCCTGTTCCATGATCTTTGAACAAAAGTTGTTTTGTACGCTTACTATAATATATTCCAAAAGAAGGATTTTTATCCTTACGGAATGGACTATTATAAATAGCGCCTACTTTAAATTGTCCAAGATAGTGAGTATATATATCATACTCTGTTACTTTAGATAAGATATAATCTAAAGTAATATTAGTAGGGGTTTTAACCCTTCTTTTGTCATACATAATATATGATTTTTATTGTGGAATGTGTGGGAATCGAACCCACTACATTAGTATCTTTCCTAATCCAAAGAACATTCCGTATATCCTATAGGCTCTCACACTATAGGATAAAATTTGTTATTGTTTGTTAATATAATAAATTATTTTTTACAGCTCTATGTTTGCATAGATTAACTAAAATAAAGAAAACCCTTGGTTCTATATTCAAGAGCGACTTGACCAATCAACTCAGGCTCGAATTCTCATATAGTTAAGCAGAGAACAATAAAATTCTTTAAAAATATAAAGACTATAATTTTCTCCAAACTGTCAAGATAAATATGTATCATAGGACTTACACCTATCATTCATTACATCTCATCATTATACTTTAGGAATAGTATAATAGCTCTTTATGGCTTAACGTTTCTAATCTACCTTGAATAATTCTTCAATTTGTTTTAATTTTGCATCAGCAGATTCTTTAGATAGACACTGCCCATGATTAATTACTATATTTTCCTTTGTTTGCTCTATGTTAAGTGGTATAGCATGTCCCATTCCCCAGCCATTTTTGTAATGGCCCTTTTGATGAGCAAACATATAATAACGAAAAAACCAAGGACTAATACCATTTAATATTAATCCTTTATTCATAGAATCTTCATGTTTCTTTAAACATACACGTACTTCATATATTACACCTGTTTCTTCTCTCCAGCTACCATAAGCATCTCTAGTAGAATCACAGGCATATATTGCAACTCTATATCCTATATTTTCAAGCATATCTACAATTTGTATAGCTGTATAGGCTTTATTAAGCATTTCTTTATAACCTATGTTGCAATTTTCAGATATTACTACATATACATTTATAAGACGTCCACTTCCTATTCCATGAGTTTTTACTCGTTTTCTCATTGCTGGAAAACCTTCTAGTAATCTATCATAGTTCATATCATCTCCATCAAACTCGTCATAAACATAACTACGTTTAGAACCTCCTAAATCAACATTTAATTCTATCTCTTTAAGACCATTTAAACCCTTAAGATAGCAATACTTACTCTTTTGTATATCCTCTATAGATAATCCTCTAAAATCTTTTTCTTCAGTTTTTAGATGATCGTTAAGATCTTTAGAATTTCCTTCTGGAGTAGGAGTAATTGCATCATTATAAAAATCTGTAATGCTATCATAATTATATAATAATTCTTTCATAACTAAACAGACTTTTTTATAGGTGTTGCATTATCAGACTCTAGCCATTGTTCTAATGTCTTTCTCTCATTTTCAGACCAATTTATAATTAGTCTTTGTTTCCAATCTATAAAGTGATTATACTTAAGAGTATGACCAGCTTGAACCATACGAGTAGATATTACTTTACGTAAGTTTGTTTCTTTAGCAAATTTACGTAAAGTATTTATATAATCTACTACTTCAGAATCATACTGACTTTCATATTTAGCAGAATACGTAACTTCTACAATACCGCCAATGAAACGGTCTATAGTCGACGCATCTAATTGGTTATTTGCCACATATTGACGATCACATCCAAACCCAAATGTATTACTTGTGGCAATAATAATACAGTTTGGATGTCGATGAACTAAGCCCGTAGTAGTCTCAATTTCATCATTTGCTAACGCTGCATTAAGAATTTGCGCAACTGCTGGATCTAATGCTGTTATCTCGTCAATCAATATAATAGATGGTTTCGCGTAATATTCCCCAAAACGAGTAGATTCACGCGTCGGATACTTATAACCAATAAACTCAGTAGCTGATGTCCCTATACCACAGCTAATACATAGATATGGAATTTCCATCTCTTCTGCTATATTTCTAGCCATAGTACTCTTACCGCAACCGGCAGGACCAACCATCCATATATTCTTTATGCCAGCTTTGACAGTTCTACGTAACTTCTCTTCTGGCTCTAGGTCAGTAAAATTGAATCCTAAACTTTTACTTTCCTCTAGATACTTTAGTCTCTCTGCTTCTTTTAGGTCTCTTTCATAAGTATCTAATAAATTATTTATTTCTTGTTCTTTAAGTTTCTTATTTAAACTATTAATAATTTTGATACTTGTAAGAGAGGTTTTATATTCATTACCAAGATAGTCGACGAAAGTAAATTTACCATAGGAATCTTTAAGCATATAAAGATCCTTTCGTTGATTCAATCTTTTTTTCTTACCATTTTCTTTAACCGTAGTAGAAATGGCAGCATAGATTACATCCCCTTCTTTAAGCTCGTCACGCTTTTTACCTACATTAATATTTTCAATCGTGTAGTTAGGATCTACTGTATCTATGTCTTTATTAAAGAAATGTTTATTTATGAATTTTGATAAACGCATTTTAAATTGATTTTTAATTAGACATAAAACAAACGAGAGTGCTTTCGTTAAACTACTCACACTCTCGTATCGCTATATTAGCCTAGCGTAGGCATTTAATTTAAACCTTATTTATTAAAATGGCAAATCGTTCAAATTACCTGTATTAAATGAAGTTGCTTCATTCTTAATTACACTATCAAGTGTATCTACAGGAGTTTCTACATCTGCTACAATAGGTTTTTCAAAATTATCAATACCTAATTTGGCAATTGCAGAAGTCATACCTTCAGGTAAGGTCATAGGCTCAATAAACGTATATTTTGCATATGAAGGCAAAGTAGTATATCCTTTACTATTATATACAATTTTTACTCTTACGAGTTTAGACTTATCTGCATTATTCAAATAGTTAACTACCTCTGTAGCAAATTCTTCAAATGTAGAACCATTGAAAATCAATTGTTCATCTTTATAAAAACAAAGCAAAATTTGCATCATACGAGAAAATTGAGTATCTTCTTTCTTCTGTAATGCTGCTTCGTCCATACCTTCAAACTTAGTAGGTTTCCACTCTGTCTGAGTTAAGGTTGCTCCATCTTTTTCAAAGACAATCTCAAGAAACTTATTACCTGTAGGAGATTCTGCTAAACGTGCACTCTTTAATTGTACATTCTCATGAATACCTGCAGGAATAAATCTAACGTCATTCTTTGTTATCTGTTGTGCTCTTTCTTTACTATACATATCTTAATCTTTTTATTCTGGTAAATAAATTCTTTCCCAATGAGTAGTAATCTCATTGTTTTCATTACTTTCTGCAATTACTATATTTTTACCTCTTAAATGAGGAGCTCTAGCTTCACGTACTGAGTTATCTCCACCTTCAAATGAAATATGAGTTTCATTCTTTTTTCGATAGACATAACCTACAGCATCTGCTTCACCACAAACAATATCACCTAGTCTTCCAACTAAGTCTATTGCCATTTCTGTAAGTTCTTCGCCATCTTTATTAATCATCTTATCTTTAGTATGACCAATAAGAATAAAGTTATCGCATAACTCTTTAAACATAAAAATTACTTTCTTTACTGCTTCTCGAAGATATAGATATCCAGATCCGTTAGGAAGCTGTCTTACATCATCTCCTTTAAAGGTTTTCCCCATAGGAGTTTGTCTATAAAGTGTAGCAGCATATGGTAAGCATATCTCTTCTAAGCGTGTTGCATTATCAATTGCAATATACTTATAAGGCTTCTTACCTGTTTCAGTAATTTTTTGACGTATTAGGTTAGCAATTTCTCCTAAATCACTTACACTTCTTGCTTGAATAGAAAGAGCTTCAAGAAATTCTGAACCTCCTTCTAAGTCTATTATGAGACATCCTTCAAGCATAGAAAGTAATGTTGTTTTACCAGCTTTAGGTTTCCCAAAAAGTATTAAAAATCTAGGATTTTGTACTTTTGGCGTATTTTTTTCAGTTGGTAGTATTAACATATTAAATAGGTTATACTACTTTACTCGATATGATAGTCTATGATAAATTATGTTAAAATTTGTATTATGTAAAGTAAAAGTTATTAGATATTAAGTTCTGCATTAATTTCAGTATTATTAATCATAATAATAATGTTATTAATGATAGTTTTTTCTTCATCGTTGATTGTATTAAAATAACTAAGATCGTATTTCGGAATTAGTTTATAACCAACCTGGATGAAATTTCCATACTCCTTAACAGGAGTTCCATCTGCTAATCGAAAATCGTACAGAGGTTTATAATTACGTTTTGCTTTTGCATAATCGTCTAAACGTTTCATTGCAAGAGCAAACTGCGTTGCTAAATTATAATTCTCTACTTTTTCAGCAGGATAATACGGTGTAGCATACGGGCAATATTTGCAGTCCATATACTTAGCAACGTCACACTTTGAAAATAAATCAGCACCGAAACGTATCTTGTTGTTCGGGCCAATGTACTGATAACTAAACGGAGTTTCCTCAGTATCAATACCGTCAATAACTAATTCTGGATAACTAGTAAGCAAACGCTTCAAAAGATAATTCTTATATTCACCAGTCGGATCACATTTTGCATTCGGAGTAGTTATTGTAAAAGTCTTTTTCATAATTTCAGCCTATTTTTATTGTTAAATACTACATTTTGCTGCATAGTAGTATTTCCTTCAGTTTCTATCAGATTACCATACTTAAGTTCATTGTCAAACTCTAATATACAAGGTTCTCCAGCATCTCTTACTTTAAGAAAATGTAGATATACCTTATTCTTCACAGGTAAGCGATTGACTCCATAACTTTGAATATTAAGTAATTCTGGACGTGATAATGCTATCACATAGTCACTTGCTTGGAATATAGCATCTGATGCAGCTAAATCGCTACGCAACGGAAAATGCATAGATGGATTATTTATACGATCAGGCAATTCAATATTTCGATTCATCTGTGAAATCTGTATAATACTCGTATTAGATAATTTCTTTTTACGAATAAACATTTTCTGTAAATCTACTATTGTTCCACGTTCCGTATCTCCTTCGACCAATAAAGCATGATCTAGGATAACAATTAGCCATTTATCTTTAGCTATTGTTTCATGGAAATAATCTATAGTTTTTTCGATATTTTCAACAGTACTGGGAGTATCTATATAATATATCTGATACTTCTTAATGCGTTCTGCTTCTTCTTTTACTTTAGTAAATGTAGTATCATCTATACTGTCTTCTGCACTATATAATTCCGAGGTAGTGCGCCTTAATCGATTACTTAGCTTTCGACCTATTTGTCTATAACTAAGCATCTCAAACGAAAAATCTAAAATTACAATTTCTTGATCTGTATTAAGATCAATTAAATCAGTTTCAAGCGTATTTGCAAATGCTGATTTACCAGATCCAGAACCTCCTGCAATCGTTAAAATCATATTTGGTTCTAATCCTCCACAACAAACTCTATTGAACTTTTTCCACCTTGTTTTAAGAGGAATAATAGTCCTATCCTTTCTTGCTTGAATATAACTAACAGATTCATTAGTTACTTCAGCAATAGTCTTATACGGTAGTGTTTTAAATAACTGTTGCTCCATATAATTCTGCATTTTGTTGTTCGTTCATTTGCTCTTCGTAACACTCCCACTCATGTTGAGTAAGCCATTTCCACATAGTTTTCATATAACCTATTTTACCTGTCTGCAACTTATCATCTATTTCATATCTTAAACAAGACATAATATGTTCATGCATAGCTTTAGACTTACCGATAATACGATTATATTCTTTTCTACATTTATTTACATTAGACCTAAGAAAACCTTTAGTTCCATCAGGTCTTGTTACGTAAATAGGAAATACTTCATAGAATTCATCAAACATACTTTGTTCATTCTTCTTAATGAAATCAAGTAGTTCTTTTGAAGGACTATAAATTTTATTATCGTCAGAAATAGTAACTACGATAATGTTACGTTGAATTAAATCTTGTATTTCTTCTTCATTAACTCGGCTGAGAAGTTCATGAATGTCTTGATTATTTATTTGATTATCATTCAATACAAGGCTAATAAATACTAATTGATTAATTGATATACTAAATTTGTTTAATAGAGATGTATCTAATTCTAGTATCATAAGCATTAAAGTTTATGACAATTATAAGAATTTGATACGATATGTTAGATTCTGTTAAAACAGTTCTAATTGTCTTGGTTGTAATTCTTCAATTATCTTAAGAGCTTCTCTAAGATAATATCTATAATTAATTTTGCGCTCTTCTATTGGTTTATCGTCAAATTTATTTAAAAGAGTAACACCAGATGAAGATAACATATTTTGATATGCTTGTACTCCATTGTTATCTTTCCATTTCCATAAATATCCACCATTAGTAGATGCATAGAAACGGTTAGTTCTCTGTTGCTCTTCATTCATATATTCAACATGCCATTGTTTACCAGTCTTTTCAGACATTAAAAACTTTTTAATATCTTTACATTCCTTAATAGTTTGTTCAACTGGTATACCATCTACAAAGTACTTTATTATAGCCTCAGGAATTATCTTTGCAGATAGTCCTTTACCTAATAATACTTTGGTAATGAACATTCCTTTTGTTTTTATGAAATCTTCTTGTATTTCTTCGATACAAGTATAAGGTTTCTTTGTAGATTTTCTTATTAATGTTTCTCCTAATAAAAATCTTTTCTTCATATCAGGATATAGTGTAGTTACTGCTATATAATCATTAATAGCGTATTGGTACATAGCTTCAAAACGCTCTTCTTCAAGAGTAAGTTTAGTAAGTTGTTCCCAATTTCTACAAACAGTGTTAATCTGTTGATAGTTATCTTTCTTAAATAATACAAATAAACCATCTGTATTAGCTTGGATGATTCGGCATCCTACTTGTGTTAACTTCTCAGCTAACATAAGTAATAATAACTGTCCATTAATTCTAATTTTCATTACAGCTTCAGGACTATAACAAAAGTTATGTTCATTTTGTAGATTTCCCGATAAACCATTTAGAGCTAACTTTAATGTCTCATTCTTTACCTTATCTCCATTATGTTTTGCTTCTATTCTCTCATTTTTAATTTGAGAATATACTTCTAGAAATTCAGGTCCTAAATGTTTAGGATAGAATCCATATTCAATTAACATACTTGGGTATAGAGATGCGACATCGATGTCTATAAGCATTTCATCTTCTTTAGGAATAATTATTTCAGGATCATTCTTAGAATGAATTCCTCCTACTCCTACAGTATAACGTAAGCCTGCAAATACGAAGTTATTTTCATATCCTTTTCTACCTGGAGATACTATCTGACTTTTCATATCTTCTAGTACTCTATTTAGAATAGGACTATCATACTTAATAAATGGTAATATTACATTCTTTAAAGGAATATAATCCATTGGAGATCTTAAACCTTCTATATCCCACCAGGTTAAACCTGTTTTTTCAAGATATTTCTGAGTTAAAATCTTCATTCCAATGTTTACACCATCTTTACTAAGTACTCTTACTCCATATTCATCTTCAATAGCTATACGTAAATCAACTGCATCCTTACATCTATTTAATAATTCTGAAGTAGATTCAATATCATTGATATTATAATCTATCATAGAGTCAAAATCTTCTAAAGGAAGAGGTTTAGTCCAATCACATACGAATTCCTGTACATTAGGATATTGCATTGTTACTTGAATTTCCTTTAAACCTACTCTAAGTTTATTAGAATATAACATAGTAAGAATATCAAAAGTATCAAACCATATTTGATACTTCCAGTGCTTCCATGCATCTATATTATCTTCCTTAGAAGTAGTAATAGTCTTACTTAAGTTGAATATAGAACTACAAATAGTAAATACATTATGATTCATTAAAATATCCTCATATTCAATTATATAATTGATTATTGGATTATCATAATGTAAATTATTATAACCACAGAATATAATATTAGATTCTATTTGTTTAGTTGTAGTATAATATTCTCCCCAAGTAATGTACTTATTTACTTGTTTAAAGAATTTAACTAATTCTCTTAGTTGATTCTTTCTCTCTGATATCTCAAATTTATAAATAGTATTTGTTTCTGTATCTTTTACAGAACAATGAAAGATATTTTGAAATACTTCGATATCGAATACAAATACCGCTTTTCCACGTATTTGCATATTATTAAAGTTTAGTTAGTGATCCTATTGCGACTCGAACGCAAAACCTACAGATTAGAAGTCTGTTGCTCTATCCAATTGAGCTATAGGACCGAAGACGCTATTCAGCGTCTAATTTTTGTAATTCTTCTAAAAAGATAGGCATTCTGCTATCTTCATAAAAACAATCACATGGTGTTCCAGATAATTTATCTGTTGATTTAGGGAACAAATCATAAGAAGCACAAAATAAAGCTTGTCCTTCTCTAATTTCAGTGTTCTTTTTAATATACGTATCAGCCTTCTCTTTGATATGTATAACATCTAATTTATCAATTTTTCTCATTATGCTGCACTTTTAGTAATTTCTTTATTTTTAAAGATACAATAACGATAATTTGTTGGAACACCTGTTCCTTTTAGTTTATATCGAGACTTTTCCCAAATTTCGATACCACAATAATCTCGCATAGATTTACTAAATATATTATTTAGTTCTTCTCCGTCTTTACGAAGTTCTTCTAATGTTTTACGAGATGGATTTATACTAAAATCATATGGTAAACCTTTACTATTCTTTCTTTGTATAATAAGCAAATTAGGATATTCACCTTTAATTCTCTGCTTACTTACTAAAGTATGTACTTTTTTGTTAAACATAATATTGTTAATTTTATCCTCATGTGCTGCTTTTTCTGCTTGCTTCTTAAAGATATTATTTATCTTTCCATATAGGTTAGATACTAACTTATCATGTTTATCACTATATTTAGCATTATTGAATCTTTCCTCTTTTTGCTCCTTTGTAAGAGCAAAACTTTTTGCTAGTAAAGATTCAAACGTCAAATCACTTAACTTAGGATGACGATGTGTTATACGAGTACGTAAATTTCCTTTACTATCCTTATAAGTAGTTGTAATTGCAATCTTCATCGCTCTATTAATTTCTTTAGAAGATTTACCATTTTCTGTCCAGTAATTGATATACTTATTATTTTTCTGTTGATCAGTCTTATTCATAATGTTATTGTTTTTAAAGATTAAAAAATAAGGAATAGATGCCTCCGACACACCTCACATTCGGCGTATTACCGTCGATTGTTACTTATCTATCCCTTTAAGATTACTTTATTATTTTTTTTAAATTTTAAAAAATATGATTTTTATGCTGCTAAGAATAAAGGAGTTTCTTCCTCATTCAAATCAGTATTGTCATTAAATTCTGCAATTTTCTTTCGTAATTCATTTAATGGTAACGAACATTCATTCTTCTTAGCACGTAAATAGTTATACGTAAGTTCCTCATTTACTGCTAAACCTTTTTTCCCTCGTTTAGCCTTAAGTACAGGATTAATTGTATGATGCTTCATCATTTCATCTAGCTTAACCATATACTCATTTAAGGCAGATAGTTTATAGATGTTAATAATATTTGCATTACTAGATAAATCCTTTAACTTAATGCCCATATTTGCACACTGAATACGTAATTTAACAATTACTAATTCATCATATGTTGCTCTAATATGAATTAATAGAGATTTCAGGTCATAATTGCGTGTTAAACCTTTTTTAAGTACATTTTCTGTTGCTATAATTTTCCAATAACGAGAAATTTCATTAGTTAATTTATCACGCTTATCGATTAACATGTTCGGCTTAATAGTTTTTGTAATTGATTTCATATATGGTTGATATTATTTAGTTAATACTTGATTTAAATATCGTATATTAGAAATCGCTTACCTGTGTAGCCAAGGAGGGAATCGAACCCTCAAGACCATTTCTGATCATCGGATTTTAAGTCCGACGCGTTTACCAATTTCGCCACAAGGCCATAAAACCAAGATGCCCGACCCATCGTCTTGGGCTCTATGGTTTTATATATAAATGTTTAATGTTTCATTCTCTATATAACTATAGTAAGTAAATATTTACATCTAATCTACTAACTTAGTTATACTTTGTACTACTTTATTAAACAAATCTATTCAATCCAAAGTATGAATAAGCGTCCATCTGCTAATACTTATTCATGAATAATTAATCTTCTTCTAGACGTACTCCAATTGGAATTTGTCCTCCTCCAAGATCAAGATATGCAATACCTTCACCCCGGAAACGTTTCTTTCGACCACAATCATTTTTTTGCTGTTGCTGTGGGTTCTCATCTATCAGCTGTAGGATACTCAATTTGTAGTCACCTTCTGTTACACCTAGAAAAGCATACATAACAAATCGATCAATAACAAAATCATACTGTTGCTTATTAATAGCATTAGTGATGATTTCTTCTGTCAGAATTCGTGGTAAATTACTATCTTTTGGTAAATACCGTGAAAATGCATTAAGCATTTTAAAACACAAATCTGTAAAGGACAGAGTTGTGTAATCTCGAAAAATTTGATTCCACCAGTGTTTTGGTGTTCTACCAAATGTTACCGACCCATCGTCATTGATAACAATTGATTCTGGAATTTCATTATTCAAAAGAACAATGCTACTAATACGATTATCTTTTAATAAAAGCTTTAGTAAGTCTTCTCGAGATTTGGAGATTAGTCTTACTTTTGACATAGCTCAAATACGATTTTATTTCGTAATAGGAGTACCAAGCTCAGTATAATACTTATCACACTCCGTCAAATGAATGTCATTAAGATCACTTAACAACTTAGCCTGGTTAAGCATATCTTCTGCAATAGCCTCAGCTTTTGCTTTTTCTAGAGCATTTAACTTATTAACCTGCTCAGTAAGAGAGATCAAATCGTCAAACAAAATCGGTTCCCGTCCGAGAGAAGAATTCTTCTCATTGTTTTCTACCGCTTCAGTGATAGTTTCCATAGTAACTTCACGGAACTTAGCAGGTCCAATCTTAAACTGCAGAGTTGGGTTATTGTTCAACTCTACTACAAGAGTAGTCTTATCAGGAAGTGGGACTAACCGTACACCAAAGATATTAGTACCTTCAATGATATACTTCATAATTGGCTTCATTGTCAAAGTTGGATCACCATCACGTTTGCGATCATTGAACATAAGATCTGCTGGCTCCCGCCGAACAACAAAGATCTTTTTACCAATTAAGTTCCAAGATTCAAGAATAGCTCTGTTTTTACCGATCAATTCAGGATTGATCACTGCATTCATTTCGTTCATATTTATTTCTCCTTTTTGATTTTAAGATTGATTTCTTTAACGAGAAATTAATCAGTTAATAATAAAATTAAAAATTAATGTATTACCTTTTATTCTAACCTTATCCTGTATCTAAAGGATACGCTTTAAAAAGCTTTGAATGAGGTTAATCAATCTCAATGATGCATATGGTAATACAACGTTAGTTAAAATTCTGATAAAATTTGTTAATACTGTAAAAAAAGTTAAAGTATAATAAAACTCATTACTAGAACGTAGCAATATTTCGCTACTCGGCATTCCCCGTAGGACTTTACTTATTAGACAGATAAGTCAGCCGTTCTTCACTTATTTATTTCTACTTTTCTAAAACATAATATTTTCTGCTAATATCTGTTAATATTTGCAATGTTGGGTTTCGAGATTGTACTTAAAGGGGACTCGTAACACCTACCGTTTCCCTTTGTTTGCCGTACTCTACAACGCGATTTGATGCAAAGATGTAGAGAGCTCCATCATCAATAGTACGATACTATCTACGGGCATATAAGCTATTACAACATTCTTATCTTAAAAAGACTTGGCGAATGAGGGTCGTTTCTGTTGAGAAACGTTACTAAAACTACTAATACAAAAGCTGCTGATGTTTCACAGCACCCACTTTTGGACATTTCACTTCTGACATTGCGATAAATCTCAGGTTACTATTTTCTACTCATGGTATTTCCAACCATTCAACAAACGTTTTAGTACACTCTAATGAGAAGTATACCAGCCGTCTCAGCGATCTCCTTAGCTAATGTGTTGCGCACATTAGTTTACAGAATTTCATGTAGCAAGTTACTTCAATAGCGGGGTGGTTTATACTTTGTCAAGGTACTACCATTGAACTTCCCTATTGTTTTAAAGATTAAACATGTTTACACTCTCCTTATTTGTTTTAGCTGTTCGTTTCAGCGTAGGCACTCATTGATTAGACTTACTAAAGTATATAACATCTTATATAACATTAACTAATCAAGGCAATGCGTAGATTACTTCCATTCTACTTCGTGTCGACCTCTTAAGACGCATCGTAAGATCCTGCTCTATGCTGGAGTGCATAGCTCTTACCTAATTATTTCTAGCGAATCTTGGTTAAAGATACCTTACTTACTTTGTCTAAGTTTTATGGGTGGGCTTAGTTCCACCTTCCTTTGTTTCCCATGAATATACTTATATTGATCATATATTCAACTACTAATAGTCTTTTCGCGGACTTCAAGCGCTAGTTAGTTTATTACTCGGTGCAAAGCACACTAAGCTTTATAGTGACATTACTAACAAGTCACTTTATAATATAATAATCTAAACTTCATTATGCTTATTTCTAAACACTATAGTATTGCAACTATACTATGAAATCTCTTAAGCTGTAAGACACGCAATTTACTTTCCATAGGAATTTCTCCCAAACAGCTAACTCTAACGTTCACTGTATTGCGTAAGGGTTTTGCACCCAATCCGGTTAATCTGTCATATAACTCTCATACAAAAAGATATTATACGGATCATAGCCACTCAGCCATGTCTTAATTAATTTCTGCTCATTATTATATTATCCTCCTCCTTCATATATATCATATCTAAGTACTAATCTTGCTATCGATTTTCCCGATTCCCAATTGAATTTTACACTTCTATACAACAGAAGATCTTTAGATATAATATAGAACACTAAGGCAATATTCTTTAGGCTCGTACACACTTAAGTAGTGGGCCAAGGGGGTTTTGGAGACACCCTAGAATGCTAGTCGATTCTCAGTTAAGATGACAACGTATAAACAGCACGTGTTCACATTCCTTCGTGATTTCACCAGTGATATTGGTCAACGAATGTGTATAGAGGTGAACGATACCCCTTGCTTTGTTTAGATGCGATAGCTGCTCCTTCCACATCTGCGTCTTTTAGCCACCAGTACGGTTCTCGCTTATGGGTTATGCACGCTCTCCCATTTTCTTGTTGCTTCTTCAGTTATAGAGTAATTTTATAACACAACAAGTTATCATACTATAGTATAAGTAAATAGTGTTAGCTCTTACTTAGTACATTTCAGTATCCTGTATTACTCACATTACACGGCTTAGTTAGGCTCAAATAATGAATATTTATACTTATAGCTTTTATATACCGCTTGTATAGTTCTAGTAGCGGTCTGCGTTTCTCTTCGGCAGTTACCAATTTTTCACTGGTAGTTCTTTATTAATCGGTTTTAAACGATTAAAAAATTTGCTTCTATAGGCAATATCTTCAGGTAGATATACTACCTTTTCTACTACCTTGGTTATGTACTCTGGACGTGTCTCAACGTCCGTTTTAATTGTCACAGTAGTATTATCAACGTCTCCATTAAATAATACAGTCTTTTCCTGCAAGTCAATGTTGATAGATTTCTCTTCATTCAAACCTAGTACGTCTACTGGCATTTTAGGTACGTCTACCCAACGAATTCGAGTTTCTTCAGCATTTGCAGTTTGAGACGGAGAATTAGGATCAAATCCTATAAATCCTCCTAGGCACACCATTACTAGCGTGACTAATATATTAAAACGCTTCATATTGATTACTTCTTAGCTTCAGCATATGCTGACTTGTCTACATATGAAGACAAACGCATAATAGGCTTAGCATAATACTGAACAAGTTCTTTTAATTTGTCTTTTAGAATATTTTCAGAATCTCCATATGCTGCTATAAGCGTTTTACGGATAGAATTTGGATGAACAATCATGTCAAGCTGACTGTCTGGAACTTTTACAGCAACGTCTTCAATGTTACCCTTTAAGATAGCATCAATCACATTTCCTGCATTTGCTGCTAAAATCTGACGATTTACCACAGTAAGTTCTCCGTCATAAGTCGGCTTTCCTTGAGATGGACTAGCCTTCTCATTCCAATCATCAACTTTCTTCTTAGAAGCAGCAGACATAAGTACTGCAGTTAGTTCTGCGACTTCTTGTTCACTCAATGTAGGACACCAAGCTTTCAATAATGCATGAGCTCCAAGAATACTATGTTCAGCTCCCATCTTACCGTTAACCATACCACGTAAGCAGTTAATCATAGTAGCTTCAGTACCCTTGTGAAGGATATTTGCAAAGATAACAGACTTCTTCTCTTCAGCAGCGAATGAGAATGCTTTACGTGCCCATTCAATACCACTCAAGAGATTACCTCCAATTCCACCCTTATTAGTTTGAGCGAAAATTGTTCGTAATGCTTCTAGTTTCTCTTTCTCAGGAAGTTCAGGACTTGGTTCCGGTATAGGCTTTTCCTTAGCCTTATTGTCCTGTGCAGCAGTCTTACGAGTCTCGGTTGGAATTTCTTCAAATTGAAGCAATAACTGACCATCATCCTGGGCAGTAGTCTTTACTTTAACTCCAAGATAGTTTGTAAGAACATTTTCTGCTTGTTCACGCATATGTGGTTTAATGCGCACTCCTAGATTCTCGAAGTCTTCTTCTAGCTGAGTAAAATACTGAAGCAAAGCAACTCCAGTCATTACATCAAACTGCTTTTTAGCAGTCTGTCGAATACTACTAGGAGTATCTGGATTATTTACATACTCCTGATATACCATCTTTGCAAGGTCAATTGCATGATTCTTGTCAATACGGTCTGTAGAACCTCCAGCTGAAGAAAGTGCAGCACCTAAAGATGTTGCTTTTGACGTATTTACTATCTGAGTAGCTGGTTTAGGTTTTTCAACCTTAGCCTCTTCAACTACTTCTGGGTTAATTACTTCTCCATTTGGACTAGCAATCTCTTCCTTCTTCTCTTCTACAGGAGCAGGAGTAGGTTCTTCAACTTTGACTTCTTCAACCTTAGCTTCCTCTGCTTTCGGCGCTTCAACTGCAGCTTCTGCTGCTTGAGTCTTTACTTTTTCCTCTACAGTCTTAGTTTGTTTCTTTGCAGTTTTAATTGCATTCTTATTATTCTTTGCCATTTTGATAATGATGCGCTCCTTACGCGTTAATTAGATTAAATACTTGTAGATATAAATAAATAATATTGAGAGTAATATACTCTCATGAATCATCTATATAACTACTTTCCACTCTCTGTTTTGTAGGTACTCCTTCTGCTTCAATTTCTACACTGTCACGCTCTACTATTTCCTTACTTGCACAGTCTGGAATAGCAACAGTATCCTCCAATACAAAAGGAGAAACACTACTGTGCATGGGAGTAGATTCTGTAGAAACTACTGCAGTTTTCTCAGAAGTAATATCATCATTAGTAATATCTACTAACTCCTTTACTCCTGCACCTACAAGCAAGCTTATCAGCATGATGGCCATTAATTTGCCGAAAGCTTTGGCATCCTTCATTACTATAGAAGCAATGAATCCAATTACTACTGCAAGACACAGTAGACCAAATGAATTTGCCATAATTTGTAAGTATTGGTTAATATTTGTTAAACATCTCTCTCAGTCTTTGTCTTGCTTTATTCAAACACGTCTTTACAGTCGCCTCTGGAATAGCAAGCTCTTCTGAAATTTGTTGGTAAGATTTTCCATCCAACCGAGCATAAATTAAATCTCTATATTTCTTCTTAAGACGAGGAATACAATCCATGACAATATTTATATTTTGTTGAAATATAAGATTATCTTCTGGACTATGTTCTAATCCACTTAATTGAATTGTAGAGTCTTCTTCATCAATATAGTTATTTAATTGCTCTTTTTTGTTCCTTCTTATATAATCTATTGCAGTATTAACTGTAATAGTTTTTAACCACATCTCAAACGATAAGTGATGTGTATAAGATTTAAGCTTTAAATATACTTTAGTAAATACTTGGGATGTTATATCATCTGCTGCATCTGCGTTGTTTACTACCTTAAAAGCAGTATACCAAACAGTCTTTTTATAAGTATTATAAAGTGTACTAAAAGCTCTTTCGGAACCATCTCTAGCTTGCTCTACAAGAAGCTTTTCTTCTTCTTTCATAGTTCACTAGATTTTAGTGGACTAAAGTCAACCCAATGACTTTAATCCTTATTCAGTAATTAAAATGGTAAAACATATTCTAGATACCATCTATGTAGTATCTTTTTTCTCTCCCAGTAAAGTTCTTTTATCCAATTAGCCCAGAGAATTCTATCATCTGAACTAAGACATTTGAGATTCATAATCATACTATTTGCTATTCTTAACTGAACTAATTCAGTTTTAGTTTGTTGCATCTCTGCATGACTAACAGCAAATACCATAATCTTGTCTTGGATTCTTTGTGCTATTGTATTAAGTATAGGATATTCTATTCTTTTATAGATATTATCAGGTAATCCACTAAAGATTGCACCATCACTAGATTCATCTTTTAGGAAATTATAATACTGATTACCTATCTTAGTTCTTCCAGTACAATACTCCTTTTCGTTAAGTCTAAATGGAGTAACTGCGTCTTTAGTAGTTAAAGATATAATTGTACCAGGATAGAAAGAATATTCCTTCTTAATATTTTTTTGTAAATACTCAAATGCTTTCATAATACTTTACATAATACCACGTAAACGAAGTCTTGTTTGAATTTGTTGAATGATAAAGTCAGCTTGAGATATGCTAAATCCTGCACTGATAATCATTACTTGAGCTTTAACATTGTACTGTTCTGGGTACATTTTAGTAAAGTTAACATATTTATTAACCCACTCATCAAATTGCTCATTTGTAAACTCAATAGACTTTTTCTCAGTAGTCTTTAATCCATTTTCATTCTTGATAGAACTACTTACAGATGGAAGATCAAAGATATAGTTCTTTGGATTACATACTATATCCTGTAATTCAGGATCATCTTCTTTTAAGACAGTAACTGTACCGTCTTTTTCCATATCGTTCAATAGAACGCCACTAATTACTCGTAAATAAGGATATTCACCAGCAACTCTTACTAAAACACTTGTGTTTTTTCCATTGGCTATGTATAAGCCAGCTCTTTTAAGTTCTAACATTTATACCTCCTTTTTAAAGAATTTGTCTGCAACAATTTTAGCATCAGATAATGATAGATTATACTGATTTTTTACTCTTGAAAGAAAATCCATTTTAGATGTAGACTTTTCTGCAAGTTTTTCGATTTCTTGTTTTACTCCTGGATCATTAAACTTAACCCAAGGAATGATTTCAATTTTATTCATCGTATTTGCTCTTTATATGTTTCTATTTCTAATTCAATTTTCTTCCAAAAATGATATCCTTCTGAAGTATTTATAGCATCAATACAATCTAAAATTCCTCGATTAAATTTAAATCGAATTCTTTCAATTGCTTTTCTATGATACTTATTATTTCTCCAGTAAATTGGTACGCAAAATTCATACATATAATCTATGAACTTTGTTAGAACTTTGTTCTTTCTAAGAACATAATCCCACTCAGGTGGAATTAAATCATTGATTGCTTTCTTTACACTCATACTTTACATCTGTTTGAGGTCCATAAAAAGAATGTTCATAATTTGCATCTTTTATCTCTAATATAGCATATTTAGCAGCGTTTCTAGTCATGTTTATAGCTTGTTTTATAGAATAGTTTCTAGTCCAAGATTCTATATGATCTAACATTTTTAGAACACTAGTAAGATACAAAATAGAAAAGTTTCTTTTTGTTGCTTTAATTTGTTTTATTGTTCTCATTAATTTTGATAATTATTTACTATTATTACCTTTTAACAGGTCTTTATAGTAATGTTTAACTGCTGTAAGTACTTCTTTAAACTCAGCTATATTATCTATTATTCCACAATACCTTTAATGCATCTTCATCTGATATCACATTATTATTTATAATACTACCTAGTATACTACGTAATTTTTTATTATCAGTTTTATTATCCATAAATTAAATTGATTTTAATTGGTAGTAAGGGGAGGACTCGAACCTCCGATACCAGCTTTTGATACTATCTCACCGCTCTACCATCTGAGTACTATCCTTACTCCAGCTTTCTACGACATTAGCTTAGCCGTTTGAACTTACGCCGCAATACGGCTGTAGTTCATAATATAACTTGTATTGCCAGTTATCTGCTTATTGACCTATTCTACCTTCACTATCGCAATCAAAACCTGTATGCCCCATTGATAAGGGTTTCTTTTTTATAGGACTCGCAACCTAATGGCTAAGAAACCTAATAACTTCCTTGTTTTAATTTAGTGGAGCATTTCCGACTCGAACGGAAGTCTTACGATGATTCAATAGACCTAACAGTCAATTTCTTTAATTTCTTTAAAAACTACTATCCTATTTATTCGTATCTCTTATTCATAGGCAACCCTTTTCCTTCATCTTAGACCAATATTAGATACTGGTTGACCGTTGTATAGTCCATTGTACTCTTGCTTAGTAGCTTAGTTGTTACTAAGCTTCCATTAGGGATCTGGTTGATAATAGTAGTTCTGGGTTGACTGCACCATACTAACTTGTTTAGGGTTAATAATACATATCTCTACCGTATACCTCTGGCGAAGGAGTATTAGTAGTTACTGTTGGAATCGATTCAGATTTGTCATTTCTGAATTGACATACATCACAATGTTTTTTATTGCATTGTAACGGGCAATCGTTCTTTAAACGATTATTTACTGTTGCTTTAAGTTTTTGATTACTTATCAGTCTCATAGTCTCTAGCTTTACGATCATAAGGCTGTAATTTAGCTCTACGTGATCTTGTTTTCTTAGTATTGCCATATTTCATAGCATAATTACTATCTTTGAATGTCTTTCCCATTATGAAATCATTGATAAAGCTACACGAGCATATTCTACAATATTTTCCATTTCTTTTCTTTTAGAAAGAAATTCAAGATCTCTACTAGTTTTAGGACCATATGATAGTACTTCAAGAATGGGTCTCTGTATTACTCCTTTTAATACAAGAGTATAGAAAGAGCTACGGAAAGCTATACTGTCTGATTCTCCTCCACATACTTCGTTAACTGTTTCTATAGCGACCATAAAATCGCTTTTCACAGGCTTTTTCTTGTTTTTGTTAGTAGGTAGAAATTCATCTTCAGTATAGATAGTAGCTTTAACATCTATACCCATTATACCTTGAAGAGCAAGTACACCATTTTCGATGAGTTTATCATCAACTCCATCTTTAAATCCAATAATTAAAAGTTTCATTTGTTTAAGTTTTATTGATTAAAATTAATTTTCTTTAAAAAAATCTATACAGAAATCCTCAAAATTCTCTGTAGTTGTATACCTATCTCCACTTGTAAGTATTATATCTGTAGTATTACTTTTAATACTTCTACATATTCCTACTATAGAGTCTATTTTAATATAAGCTTCTGTTTCGTCTACTATAGTATCATCACTACGACGGAATACTTTAAATTTTGTCTCTAGGTATCCATTACTTAACTTTTTCATATATTCTCTTTATAAGTATGAGTATGATAATATACTCCACAATGTTTGCAGTATACTCTCTTAGTAGTACCTTTGGCTATTTCCTTTTTAGGATCAAATTCACTACTCCATTGGTGACCATCGATAATACAATCTATTTCAGCAATTGCTCTAGAGTATTTCAATGGTGATAGACACAATGCTTCATAAGCCTTTTGTCTAGCTTCTTTGCGTATTTTTCTAATACGCATTGTTCTGGTTAATTTTGATAATATTCCCATAATTTAAACGTTTAAATTGATTAATAACGACGCCTGGACACTCAGGATTTAATTAAGTTAGTGCCAACTCTTAGTTTATAGCATTTGTTATAAGACAAAGATGAACGACCACAATCGTTTACTTATTAATGACTCTCACTATAGTTTTAACCCATAAGCAGAAATAGCTGTCAAACTAAATCTTATTGGAGTACATGATTTTAACGTCCGCACGATATTATGAATACATTTAATCAGATGGTTTGTTCACGTATATCCATGCGCATGTGACGAACAGCGTCGCCATAATTTTCTCATCATAGTATTCTTTTACGCCCCACATGTTTGTCATTTTCTGAAGACGTATACTCTATCTTCACAGACTGAGTATACCAGACTCTAATATTCATTTAAAACAGAAAGAAGGTTTGGTTTTAATTCTGAATAGAGTCGTTTACAACCGTTGGTAAGGGATTAGTTTTTATAGAATCATCAAGATATTTTTGAGCTCTTGCCCCAGATAATACTGTATTATACGTTGATGTGTTTGATTCATATATGTAAATCATGTCTTTTATAGACAACGATGTACCATGCTGCATCAAAATATCAATTAATACTACCTTTGGCATAGCTAAAAATACGCTATCAACTCTTCTATCTTCTCTCATTTGCTCTCTCATATCGAGAATATCCTGTATTGTTGTTACAGGTTCCTCAATAATAACTTGAGGATCTTCTTGTATTTCTTCTTGGTTCACACCATTTAAGAAATTGGCAATGTTTTCACGCTCTGCGTAAATCATTGCTCCAAACATGCCTATTAAGGCAATGATTGCTACTATTACCCAAACAGTTTTTCTTGGCGGTTCAGGTCTCGCCATCATTTCATTTTCCATTTTGATAATGTTTTAAAATTAGTAATTAATCTCCCCAAAACCAATCTTGGAGTAGTTCTTTAAAGTTTTCTATTATGTAATTTCCATCTTCTTCTTCTTTTATCTTCAGAGAAGTCCCGACAAGAGCAGCGGAATAGACCAACCCATGGCTAGAAGCCAAACGGAAAAAACCTGCAGATTTATTATATCCATCTTTTCTGTGTAACCAAGAATAGATGTAATAATAATCGAACTTAGGTGTCCAAGGTTTATTACCATTACTAATGAAATTTAGAGCAGCTATAATTGTACTAAGCTGTTCATACAGATTTAAATGCTTGTCTTTATAAGTTCTAGGTTTTTTACCTATTACTTTACAAGCATCTTTGTAAGATTTAATTTCTTCTCTTTTCATAACTACTTACCTTTATTGACTAAAATATAATTGCTTTTTCCTACCAATAGTATCTCCTATAGAATAATTATACCATAATCCAGAAGGAACAACTACATTAGTAATTCTATATCTAATGTCTTGAGTATAAGGATTTTTAATAGTAAGTATATAGTTACTTGTACTATTGTCTTTCCTTACTATTACACAATTCTTATAATTATCTAAAAATTCTGTAGCAGTATTAATATGTGTAACAGATAGTCTATTAGCTATCCAAATAACTATAAGTACAAATATTATAGCGCCTACTATAGATTTAGTGATACTATTTATACTTTCCATGAATACTCCTCCCTGTATTTAAATGCATATCTCCACCAAGAACTTTCAGTAAAAGTAGTAGATATATCAAATATGAAATAGTTCTCAAATTCGTATAAATCATGACTTATACTTGTTTGTTCTATTTTATCCTCAAGAATCCAAGAATAGTTGTTACTTAAGCATTCAGCTAGAAATACACTAAGTATTTTTTCCCTTATAAGGAAATGTAAGAGGTCATATGACATTACACTTAAAATTGATAATCTTGTAAGTTTTCCTTTTTCCATATTAAATTGATTTTAATGTTAATTACTAATTATAAAAGGCATTAGTTTTCATAGGTACAAACTGGAAGATTTATTTAACCTATTACTTAACACACTCGCCACGTGAAGGCTGCCTTAATGAGTGCAATCAGTATACCTATATTCACATATAAATATACTGACAATGGCATTTGCGACTAACAGTACGCTTACTGTTATGTTTAATTAATCAATCTGTGAATTTTGTTTAATACCAAGACTAAATTGGTCTTTTAGTATTTTCATTATCCGCATCTTAGTATCACTACTAACTTTACTAGATATAAACATACTCATTCCTACTTTTTCTAAGTCCTCTTTATACTCTAATTTAGGTATATTTGTACTAGAAATAGGTGTTTCTATAAGAATAGATAGTATGTTATCAAATTGTTCTTTTGAACATACTTTAGACATAGCATCTATTAAATTGCCTGTAGATAATTTCTCATCATCGATGAGTTTATCTATTACATACTGTTGAATACAAGTTATTTTCTTCATAATTTGATATTATTGTTAGTTATTTCTTTTCTAATATTTTAATCTCTTCAAGATTACTTAAGAAGAGCAAAAAATAATGAACACCTAAAATTAATAGAGTAATTGGCCATCCAAGTATAATCATTAAAGATACTATTGCATCTGTTACGGTTAGTACCTCATATTTTTTATAACAGTATCTTAGATAGATTATACTACTAATTATACCCAATATTAGATGAATAATAAACAGTATTACTTTTGTTTCCATATAATTGATTTATTTGTTAGTTAATGCAATAAAAATAATAGAGTAAGCGCATTAATATAATCGATGTTGCATTATGCGACTATAAGCTATGCTATGAACTACGCAGATATACACGTTTCTATTCTCTTACTCTATTAGTTCAAATTGATTCAACGAATTTCCGTCTTACCTTTTTAGAGTACCTATATAAACTTCGGATTTCATATAGCAATACTGTAAAAACGACACTTATTGTTCAGTTAGTGTCAGACTGTCAAGCACCTCATTAAGCCTATCGAGGTATAGCTTTTTATCTTCGCTCTGCTTACTTCGAGCTTGGTTGCTGTCTCTAAAAAGATGTGCACCAGTTGGAACCTACAACTGCATCTACCACGTGGATTCATAATCTGTCTTTACTTGTGCATAGTAAATAGGATTACGTTTTTAGTTAAATAACCATATAGATAGATATAATACTATCATTGTGATTATTACTGATAACATACCTAATTCTGTATCTCTATCCATATGATTATTTATTTAGTTAATGATTGCTGTTTCGTCTTAATTTTCAAAGACTCATCAGGTATCTACAGATACGACAGCCCTCTTCTTATATATCTAGAATAAGAAGAGGAGTTATTTAGTAATACACTATAATCCTTCCAAAGACTATATTATATTACAACGTTACTAACGTTCACTAAATTGTAGAGTAGCTAATTCTACAATTTGCGACTGAATTCGTAATGGAAATGTTCTCTTATGAAGAACTTACTTATCAGCTAGACTTATTGTTCAAGTGTCTTACTCTTGGCAACTCCTACTTAATTTAAAATTCATAGGTTTTAAATAAGATATTCCAAGTAATCAACAGATATCTGGAGCATTATTTTACACCATTGGTTTTTCACGTTGGTTGCTCGTTTTTTTGGTCTTTGTTCATATATACATTCGACCATTATGCATACATGCTACTTCTTACTCTCTGAGCGAGTTTGCGATTCTCAGATTTCATATTTTCTATTACCACGTAGTTGGCTAAATTAGAAGAGCCTGCTATAATTATTAAATTATAACATAGTGCATCAAAGTGATAACGTTGCACTCACGTTTTATCTATTCTCTTCTTCTGATGCGGTTGAAAGAGATAGAATGCATTTTACACCTAAAACTTATATCTTTATAGCTGCATACTGTTATAGCGCTGAGTTATTAACTCTAAGTACGTCTTTTCATCCATGTAGGAACTATAACTTCTTCTGTAAGCCTTACGCTAATATAAGAAACTGGTGCCCTCAATGTCTTGGGAAGTTATTGAGTTTTTTAGGCTGTTTGATTTTGTCACATTCTCAGCATGAACGTGCGTATTGTCTATTTATACTCCATAATACTGGAAATAGAGTGCTGTTCTCTTACTCATCATCTAATCTTAAAGTAAGATATAGAATGTGAAACACATTAAAGATGAGATAAAAGATTAAACCATTAATCCCTCCTATAATGTAATAACAAAATAGGATAGATAGAATGTTTAATAGTCCGTGTATTAATGAATACATAGGCAAAGTTGTTATGTTGATAATAAATGTTGGTTTGCAAAGCAAACAGAGCCTACATAGTCGTAGGCAGTGTTTGTTGGATAGAACCGCCATATATTAAGCGATTACCTCAGTAATGTCGGTTGCGGTTTCGCATGGAATATAAGCGCCAGACTCAAGTCCCCTTTCAAAAGTCCTTTTGCATAAGGCATCAGCATTCCCACCGTTCTCAGCGCATGTACCGTCCGCATTTTCAAAAAGCGTCAGATTAACACTTTTAAACACTTTCGGTATGTACTTTGTTTTAGTCACTTCAATGGTCTTGCCATTACGCACTACCTTTTCCGTCACTTCTTCCTCTGTTTCATAGACACCAGTAACAGAACCTTCTTTGCGAATGTAGAACTCCGTACCCGTTGCCCAAGATACCGACATTAACCGTATAGGCGCACCCTTAACCACTTTCCCGTCTTCGTCCACCTCATAGAGCTTTTCCAATTGTTCTACTTGTTTGTACGTTGATGGAAAAAGTGTTTTTGTAAAGTTAAAACGCCTTGACATCATAGCAAACGGATTAATACATCCGTCTTCGTCTACTACGTTTGCACTCTCGTCACCCTCAACTCCCGTTGCTTTAATGATAAAGTACGGCATTTCGTTCTCTCTCTCAACCTTAACAAAACTTGTTACATTACATTTCATAATTACACAATTTTTAAGAATTACACAATACACGATAAAAGGGAACGCCAATACCAAATTAGTACGGGGTGTTCCCTGCCGATACTTAATAGAGGGGAGTGAATCTTTGCTGTTTCGCACACGCGGGGGTATTTTATATTTTTTTAATTCCACACACGCACCACCTCTCTCAAAAAAATTTTATAAAATATTTTTATATTTTATTTTTAAATATGTTTAATTTATGTTAAATATCTGTAATTATTCTTAACATTTGCGTTATAGAATATATAACAAATAACTATATAATATGAAATTAATAGAATCTAGTGTACAAATTATTGAGGAAAAAGACCCTTATAAGATGATAGAATTAGCAGGTAGAACTTGCTATAAGAGCGAAGATAAGATAACAGAGAATAGCGCTAAAGAGTTTGTAGACCGTATGATTAAACTTGGTCATGGAGCTATGTTAGAGCATGGTACTATTTATCTTACTATAGATGGAGAAGATCCGAATCTCAGTAAGATACAAAGTAACCCATATACTAAGGTAAATTTAGTACCTTACGAAGTACTCACAGAAGGTAATTACACGATCAGTTACAAAGCGCATATTACTACTAATCTTAGAGTATTAATAGAAAATAACTTAAAAGAATTATTGCAGTATCAAGTAGAACCTACAGAGCATCATGAAAAACGTATTACAGCTAAATTCATATGTGATAGAGGAGTAAGTCACGAATTTGTTAGACACAGAGTATTTAGCTTTGCACAGGAGTCTCAAAGATATTGTAACTACAATAAGGATAAATTTAATAATGAACTTACTTTTATTAAACCTACTTGGTTAGATATACCTACAGGTGATTATACTTACTGGAACGGAGATTGGTGTGATCTTGATAATATGAAAATTCAATTACCTTCAGATAATGGTGTAGCAGATAACTTTTTATGGTGTTTGAACAATGCAGGAATGCAATACAGACTGCTAATAAACAAAGGTTTAAAGCCTCAAGAAGCTCGTGGAGTACTACCTAATGCAACTAAGACAGAATTAGTAATGACAGGATTTGAGAGTGATTGGGAAGGTTTCTTTAGGTTACGTTGTAGTGGCGCAGCTCATCCAGATGCTAGAAAGTTGGCTGATAAGTTAAGATCGTTAATGAATGTTAATTTTTGTAAATGAAAGGTAATAAGTTATTGTCTTGTACTACAGACGAAATATATGCGCATCTATTAAATTTCGATAGTACGGTTATATCTGTACGTTTAAGCGAAGATAGTATGCGTGCTTTCCTAGAATATGCATTACCAACTATCCGTTTTAATGATAGCAGTTTGAAATTTAATTACGGTCTACAATACTATACAAATGTAATTATTACTATCACTATGGATAAGAGTTTGAAGAGCGATTATTATATAAATTATTATTAATAAATGTTAAAAATTAGCTATTAAATAGCTATAATTGTTCTTAATAAATGTTAAAAAGCTTATCATAAAAGAAACTTTTATAAGAGTTTATACGTTACTGTCTATAACAGTTAAAGACAGTCTAAGACAGTATAGACTGATTATAGTCTCCTACTTTAGATATTTATATTATGAACAAACAACAACAACAAGTTAAAGAAGTAGCTTACTTAGGTAAGAAAGTATATTTTGGTAATAAACCTTATACTTTAGTAGAGAATGAAATAAAAGGTATGCGTCAAGGTTGTGATCTATACGATTATTATTGTCCTTCTAGAATTACCGCCTTATGTACTCAAGGATTTATACTTAAGAAATATAAGAAAGAACAATAAATATTGAAGGTAATGACTTTGAACGACCAGGAATTAGCAAAGATAGTAAAGAATAGAATACCAGTAACAATAGATAACAAATAGTTTATAGTAGAGTCTAATCCTATAGGTAGTTGTGATGGATGCTATTACTTAGATAAAAATTGTCCTACTTTAGCTAGGAGATACTGCTGTTCTAATGGCGGAAATATATTAAGATTAAAGAAACAAAACAACAAATAATACGTTATAGAATATAAACAAGAATATTATGGAAGATAAAGTACTAGAAACAGTAATTAATGGAATTGGTTATACTCCTCTGAAAGATGTGTTAGTTAAACCTCTTGAACCTATTAAGCTAAAGAAAGAGATAACTGAAGCAGTTGGTACAGGTGAAAAAGATGTTGATGGTTATGAGAAGTTTGAGACTAAGACTGAAGTAAAAGAAGTAGAGTCAGAGTGGAGATTAGGAATTGTACTTGCTATTCCAGAAAGTCTAAATATAACAGACTTTAAAGTAGGAGATACAATAGTATTTAATAAGAAGTTTGCTAAAGACTTTGACTTATTCAAGGACAGTCAGTTAGTTAAACCTTATGATATTATAGCAAGAAAAGACTAAATATTAATGCGTATTAATAGTTGTTGTGGGGCTAGGTCTGCGGATCTAGCCTTTTTTCATGTCATTACTTAAATATAAGTTAACAAATGTTAAAGAATAGATACTATTTTAACATTTACCGTTTAGGTATATGTAACAACTATTAAACAACTAAATAATAATTATTATGAAGAACTATAAAGTAATTAAAGAATTTGCATCTGCACAAAAAGGTGATATGCTTACTTATAATGAGGATACTAATTTGTATGAATTCAGTATGACAACTGAAAATGATAATGAGAAGTGTTCACGTTATATGTGTATGGATGAGGAAACAGCAGAAGAGTTTGTAGAATCAGGTAATCTGTTAGTCATTGAAGATGAAGATAAGGAAATCTCTGCAATTGATAAATTGTGTGCATTATCTGATTTGATAGATACATTAGAAGCTCAATATAAGAAAGACCATGACGATATAGTAGAAGCCTATAATAATCAAGAGATTCCTACTTGTGTTAAAGTTGAGGCAGACACAGTATATTTCAATATGAATCAAATTCTTAAAAAGGTAAAGGAAATTATCAATGAATAAATTAGTAAAGACTGTTAAGAAAACAGATCTTTACAGAGAATTCCTCAAATCACTTGATGGTGTACTTTAGCTGACCACTAGGGAGCAAGACTTGATGGTTTTATTAATTGATATAGATATTAATACTCCCAAGCTCCCTGGGTACAGCAAGAATGTGATAAGCACCGAAAACAGACGTTATCTAAAAGCTGCAACAGGCATTACTAGTGATAACTTAAGTAGATACATAGGGAAATTAAGAGATAAAGGTCTGATAATAAAAGGTAAAGCTGATGATGAATGGATGGTTAATCCTGCATTAATACCTGAAATAATAGGAGATAGAGTTCAGCTAACTATCGTACTTAGATTGGAGAAAGAATAATATGAATATACAATATGTAACACTTAAACCAGGTTGTGTCTTATTATGTAAAAAGTATAATTGGTTTAAGAGATTTTGGGCTAAGCTAAGCAAGAAAGTACTACCTTATAATCATTTTGTTATCTTTAAAAATTCGTGTGATTTAGTAAATACGTCTAGTAAAAACACAGACATTATTATTGCTGAACCTAAAAAGAACTATAGTAAGAAAGAGATTAGTACATTAGAAAAGATTCTAGAATTTAATGGTGATATTGCTACGAGTTCAGAAGAAGGTGTAAAAATTGAAGACCTATTTGCAGCAATTAATGTTATTAGAACTAATACATTTTCAGATAATACTAATGATTTGCAGGCTTTCTTAAATAACAAATATTATAATATTAGAGAGTTATCAAATGAAAAAAACTGGAATGAGTATATATTCTGAACTAAGTAATAAATATCAACTTCCTAGTTAGGTAATAAAGATTATATGTAATCATCCTTTTATGTTCGCTAATAGAAGAATAACAGAAGGTGATGAAAGACCTATGCTGTTCACTTACTTAGGTAAAATCAAGATTAAGAAGGTATATGAGCGAAAGAAAGAAGATACGGATAACAAAGATACCACAAAATGACATTCTAACAGAATTAGTAGAGCTCATGATATATTATAAAATGTCTTATCCAACAGGTCAAAAAGATGAATGCACAATACAAATTAAAGAAAGTAGTAATGAAATCATTACCCCTGATTCAACTTATAGATTGTCAGATGAAGTATTTTTGTATGTGTACTTACTTAGTAATAGAGCAATTGCTAATATATATAAAGTGATAAAAGATGATTAGAAAATACTGTCTTGATATATATCCTGTAGATCTATATATTTCTACTATAGATTGTTTTGAAGAAATGAAGAGAAAGTTCTTGTTCTATCCTACTATTAAAGATTTATTGAATAATGAGAATAATGGCTCCCCTATTAGTCCAGTCAGTGCAGATGGAGTTACATTTATAGTAAGAGATAAGAGAACTGGAGACAAAGGAGTGCTTATTCTTATAGAAGCTCCAGATAAATTAGATGGTACAGCTATAGAAGTAGCTGCTCATGAATCTACACACGCTACTGATGTAATATGGGATATAATAGGAGGGGTAGGTCAAGGATACGATCAAGGTAATGAACCTTATGCTTATTTACTAGGTTGGATAGCAGGTAAAGTAGGTCAATTTATGATAGATTATTTAAGAGATAAAGAAAATGGAAGGAAAGAAGAATGATTTCTTAGACAAGAAATTAAGATGGGATTTGTTGCCTCTAGAAGAAATTGAAGATATTGTAAAAGTATACACAGCTGGTTCTATTAAGTATGGTGATAATAATTGGCAGAACTTAGAGAATGGTTACCAACGTTATAAAGCTGCTATGCTAAGACACTTACTTGAGTATGAAAAAGGTAATACTATTGACAAAGATACTGGTTGCCATCACTTAGCTCAAGTTGCTTGGAATGCAATAGCAATGCTGTGGATAAGTAAACACAATTTTAGAAAAGCAACTGTTGAAGATTTATCTAAAGCTCTAGATGAGCGTATTGAAGAAAAAATAAATAATTGTAACGATATACTTGACAAGATACAACTTTCTTCCCAAACAGAATTAGATAGAAGAGCTGAATTTGACACCATCAGTGGTTTAAAGAAAGAAATACATCGTTCGATTATAGAACTATCTAAAAAGCTGGCTAAAAAAAACAAACTTTAATTATTGGTTAAGCGAAGATGAAACTGGTGCTGTTATAGAAGATAATAATGGGAAGATGGTTAAAGGAATAATTGTAGATCGTAACTTATACGGTTCCAATGAAGAAGTTATAGCAAAATTGAGTTCCTATAAAGATAGATTAAAAGACTTAGTAGAAGAAACTATTTATGAATATAACAAAGGAAAGTCTAGAACAGGAGATAGCGTATTATCAGACAGTGATAAACAAGTATCAGAATAATCCTGAATATACAAATCCTAATTGTTCAGAGAAACAAGCTAGAGTAATATTAGCAAGATTACAAAAAGAATATTATACTGATTATAGAATAGATTAATTATGAATAAATACGTAAATGGCAATAATAGTAGTTGCATGATAGGTTATAATCCGGATACAAATGAGGTAACTGTTTTAGATAGTTTCTATTTCGATTATATATGGATTGTTCCTGAAGATGGAGAATACAGTATCACAAAAAAAGATGGAACTACTGAAAATGTAAAAGTGTCTAAGGGTGATTTAATAGCAAAAACATATAAACTTGATGATAAAACTTTTGTTTATGCTGTGATTAGTGATAAAGCTATTAAAGATCATATTGCAAAAATGCAAGATGAAAAACAGAAAATACGTAGTACTTTCTCTGAATGTGAATGTACCTCATGCGTATCAAGTAATTAATACATAATAATTATGAAACTATTTGATATAATAGGAGGAAAAGTAGTAATACATGAAAATGCTTTAGCTATACCTGCTTTTAAGAAAATATGGGAATCAGATAAAGCTGATAAACAACATGCTACTGCAATACTTAGTTATATAGTATTTAAGAATAAATGGGATAGTCCTTATGTACTGAGTATTCCATATGATCAAATAGAGAGTAAGCTAAAAGAAGAATTCTTAGGAAATACAAATTATGAGCTTACTGAAGATGAACAGAAAGCAGAAGATAGCTTTATTAGATTACAGCATACTCGTACTTTAGATATGCTAGATAGTATCAGATTAAAGCTAGATACTTTTAATAAATACTATAAAGATTCTTTGTTAGAAGAACTTGATGAAAAGAAAATAGAGAAGTATTATGCAGGATTTGCCAAAGTAAAAGATACATTTGTTACTCTAGATTACTTAGAAAAAGCTGTTAAGTCTGGTGAGCTTGAAACTAGTAAAGTAAAAGGTGATGCTAAGATTAATCTATTTGAACTTCCTAATCAAAATGTTAGAGTATAACATTTGATAAACACTAAAAAATAACAACAACGTTTAATAATACAAAATTGAGATTATGGATAAAAATACAAAAATGCCTACAATTATCGTAGATTTGACTGATGATACCAAGACTGTTGAAGAAGCAATTGCTGAATGTGAAGCAGCTAGATTGCAAGTAAAACCTTGGTATAAAAGAATAGCTAAGCGTATCAAGAGCTGGTTTTAATTTTAAGATATCATTAATTTAACCCTGAAGGGGCCCTTACGTGGAGGGTAAGAATATCCACGTGATTTACGGCGCGTGATGTACGATTGCATGGACTGTCTCTAAAACAGTGTGGCCTCTGAAGCCGACCGGGTGGGTTTGACTCCTACCGCGCCGACCAATTTAAAATACTAGTCCTTTGAAATTACAATAGCAGAAGGAAACTTGTTGGATAGGTAGTTATCACGAACAGGTAGTCTGGGGTAATGTTAGCCCAGGTGGGGAGTACTAAACATAAGACGTATAAATCCCTAGCTTAAGAAACTAGGTTGCAGTTACTAGAAATCTCCCCAATATGTTTTTCATATTAATAAAGATTATCTGAATGGAAGGGGTTCGTTGTGAAACGCGCCCCTTTTTAAATATACAATATGGTAGACTTCAATAAAAAGATAGTAAATAGTAATAAGTTTAGATAGCCTGCTCTTACATATATTAGAACAGGTCAATACTGCCCACACCCTAAAGGTACGGCAGAATATATGCGTTTCTGGACAGAGGAAAAGGAACGTTGTATTAATGGTTATACAGCTGATGATGGTGACTTCATTAGTGGGTATAACTATTTTTATTTAAATTATTGCCCTATTAATCGTACTGTAAATAGCATAGTAAATGGAGAAGTAGTATCAGAATAGTTGGTTACATTTCCTGATTTTTGGGACTACGATTATTACTATTTTAATGCAGTAAATGAAGCTCATAAATAGGGTAAACATTTATGTGTACTTAAGTCTAGACGTAAAGGTTACGAGTAGCCTTATTCTGAGGAAGTATTAACTCCGACAGGATTTGTTACGATGGGTTCTCTTAAAGTAGGAGACTACGTTATGAACCCTAATGGGCAACCTGTACGTATTGGAGATATAGTAGAACAAGGAGTACAGGAAGTATATGAGGTAGAATTTTAGGATGGCAGAGTAGTACGTTGTGGGGCTAATCATTTATGGGCTACATGCAGAAATGGAAAGAAGTTCTATATTATGCCTACAAAAGAATACGCCAAACGTAAGCTTACTCAAGGAAGTATAGGTAAAGAACATTACCCATATAAAGTACCAAAATTAAACCCTTTACATTTTGAAGAACGCTCAGTAACAGTAGATCCCTATGTATTAGGAGTATTACTAGGAGACGGTTACATATGTGGAACACAAGTTCAATTTGCTACAAATGACTAGTTTGTAGTAGAGGAACTATCTAGAAGATTACCAGATTATACAATAAAGAAAGATCAATGGGCAGAGTTTAAATATGCTATTCTTTCTAAGAAGAAAGGTTATAATGAATTAAATAGACAATTAAAAGACTTAGGAGTAAAAGTTAAGTCTTACGATAAATTTATACCTGAAAATTATAAATTTTCTTCTGTAGAGAATAGATTAGAATTAGTAAGAGGTTTAATGGATACGGATGGAAGTATCACTAATGGAGCCGCTACCTTTGTTTCTACTTCTGAAAAACTAATAGATGATCTTGTATTTGTACTTAGAAGTTTAGGCATACGAGTTCACAAATCAAAAAAGATAGAAGGAAAAATAGGAGTTGAATTCAGCAATGGATACAAATCTGATACATTACCACACTGGGAACTTTGTATTACTACAGAAGAAGACATATTCAAATTACCTAGAAAATTAGAAAAAATACGTAAGAATAGAAAGTACAATTATAATGGAATAGGTATAAAAGCTATTAGAGCTACAGGATAGTATGAACAATAGAGATGTTTATGCATAGATAATGAAAATCATCTGTATATAACTAAAGATTTTATTCCAACACATAATAGTTATAAAGGAGCTGCTATGCTATGTCGTAATTACTATCTTATACCTAACTCTAAATCATATGTATATGCTTCAAATAAGCAATATTTAACGGATGATGGTATCCTTACTAAAGCTTGGGACTACTTAGACTTTATAGATGAACATACTGCATGGGGTAAGAAAAGAGCTGTAAATACTCAATTACGTAAACGTGCTGCAGTAAGCATGAAGGATGAGTATGGTAATCAAATAGAAGTAGGTTATAAATCTGAAATTATTGGGGTTACTTTGAAAGACAATCCTGATGTAGTACGTGGTAAGAAAGCTAACCTTATTCTATTTGAAGAAGCTGGTTCATTTAAAGAATTAGGTGCAGCATGGCAAATTGCTAGACCTTCTGTAGAAAACGATGGTAGGGCATTTGCTACTATGATTGCATTTGGTACTGGTGGTGATGAAGATTCTAACTTCTTTACTCTTAAAGATATGTTTTATAAGCCTAAAGGTTATAATTGTTTAGAGCTTGATAACATATGGGATGAGAATGTAGGAGATACTAAATGTGGTTTCTTCATACCTTAGTATACAAACATGGACATACGAGATGAATAGGGAAATCGTATGTATATGGATAATGACGGTAATACCATAAGACATAAAGCTTTAGAATATGTATTACAACAGCGCAAAGACGTAATAGAGAATGCTACTAGTTCTGTAGCAGTAGACCGTTATGTAGCAGAACGTTGTATTACTCCAGCTGAAGCATGCCTAGAATTTAATGGTAACATATTCCCTAAAAAAGAATTACAAGAACAACTAGCTAAAATACGTACGAATAAGAAATTATCAAATCACAAATAGATAGGTGATTTAGTATGGGAATCAGATGGTAGCCTTAAATGGGTAATAAAGAAACAAGGCGATATTACTCATTATCCTTTATCTAAAGAGGATGACCCTACTGGTTCTATAGTTATATGGGAACATCCTGTAAAGGATGCTCCTATTGGTTTATATATACTTGGAGTAGACCCTTATGACCATGATCAATCTGGTACTAATTCATTAGGATCTACTTTTGTATATAAGAGATTTTAGAATTTTGAAAACTACTACGATATAATAGTAGCTGAGTATACAGGAAGACCTGCTACAGCAGAGGAATATTATGAAAATTTACGTAAACTCGCAGTTTATTACAATGGCAGAATTATGTATGAAAATGAGCGTAAAGGTCTGTTTCCATACTTTACTGCTAAGCATTGTGACTATCTTTTGGCTGATTAGCCAGATATTATATCTGATATCATCAGCAATTCTAAGGTGCAACGAAAGAAAGGTTGTCACATGAATAAACAAATTAAACAATGGGGTGAAGGACTCATCAAAGATTGGTTAAATGATGAGAAATCTCCAGGACATAAAAACCTACACGATATATTATCAGAACCGCTATTAGAAGAGCTTATAGGTTATAATGATATAGGTAACTTCGACCGTGTGATGGCGTTGATGCAGGTAATGATTTATCGTGAACAGCTATATAATGTGGTTGTAAAAGAGAAGAAAAAAACTAACAGAGAGAGATTATTATTCGACGGTCCTCTCTTTACTTATGGTAACTGGAGTTATGACGATAGCTTCAGTCAAGTCGATGATGATGTATATACATTTAATTAACAGAATATGATAAGTAGAAATATAGGTAGTATGCCTGTATAGAAGTTACCCATGTCTAAAAAAACAGAAGACTGGAAACGTGCCAATGTTGATTACATAATTGGCAAATCGGGCTTTAATAGTGGAGGTGGTAGGAATGGGCGTACTAGATATGAGGAGATGTAGACTTACTATGATTTATATAATAGTATCTATAATGAGAAAGATCTTCTGTACGTTACAAATCCTTTTAAATAGAAGGATGGATTCCCTGCTACAGCATAGGATTATAATATAATTAAGCCTAAAATAGACTTATTATTAGGTGAAGAAACAAAAAGACCATTTAATTTTAGAGTAGTACGTACTAGTGATATAGCTACTAGTGAAGTACAAGATACTGCTAAACAAATGCTTGAAGATTATGTGATGGCTACTATTATGAGTCAATTAGGTCCCGAAGAGGCTTAGAGATATCAACAAGCATTATAGAATGGTGAAATATTACCTCCAGAAAAAATATAGAAATATCTAAGTAAGGATTATAAGGATATAGCAGAAGTAACAGCATATCATAGCCTTAATTACCTTAAGAATAAACTTAATGTAGTCCATGAGTTTTATAAGGGTTGGAAAGATGCGTTGATAGCTGGAGAAGAAATATACTATGTTGGTATTATAAACGGTAATCCTTATTTAGAACGAGTTAATCCTCTTTACTTTAGTTATGACTAGAGTGCAGACTTAGAATTCATTCATGACTCTGATTGGTGTTGCCGTAAGATGATTATGTCAGCTACAGAAATTTATGATAGATTCTATGATAAAATGACAGAAAAGCAATTAAATGAATTGCTTGAAATGGTAGACGATGTAAGCAGGGGAGGTATTAATCCTGAAGTGCGTAAGACCTCTATGGATTACCCTCACTTAAAAACAAGAACTATTAATGGATTAACTTCAAATCCGTTTGAAGGATCTGATAACATTAATGTTTGGCATTGCTGTTGGAAGTCATTTAAGAAAATAGGTTTCGTTACTTATCAAGATCCTAATACTGGAGAAATTGATGAGTTGCAAGTAGACGAGTCCTACAAGGTTACTGGTATGGAGTTGAACGTTGAATGGACTTGGATTATAGAAGTATGGGAAGGTTATAGAGTTGGAGAAGACCTATATATAGGTATATAGCCACTAGAATACCAACACATATCTGCTGATAATCTTAATTCTCAAAAATTACCTTATACAGGAGTTGTATACAATAATACTAATAGTGCTCCTAGATCTTTGGTAAGTATGATGAAACCATTACAATATATGTATATCGTACTATGGTATAGACTAGAACTTGCTATGGCTAGAGATAAGGGTAAAGTACCTGTTATTGACGTTACTTAGATACCTAAATCTATGGGCATAGATGTGAATAAATGGATGCATTATTTAGGTGCTCTTGGTGTAGCATTTATTAATCCATATGAAGAAGGATGGGATATACCTGGTAGAGAAGGTGGTAAGCCATCTCAGTTCAATCAATTTACTTCATTAGATCTTACTATGGCTAATACTATTGATTAGTATATTAATCTTATGGATAAGATTGAGGCCATGGTATCAGAAATATCAGGAGTAAGTAAATAGCGTGAAGGTTCTGTTGCATCTAATGAATTAGTAGGTAATGTAGAGAGATCTATAGTATAGTCAGCTCATATTACTGAACCTTGGTTTTGGGTTCATAATCAAGTAAAGAAAGAAGCTCTTACTATGTTATTAGATACTTCCAAAGTAGCATGGAAAGATAATAAAAGGTGTTTACATTATATTCTTGATGATGCTACTAGAGCGTTTGTAACTCTTTCTGACGAGTTCTTCTATGAAGATATGGATATATTCATTGATGATACTACTAAGAATCAACAACAAGTAGAAGCTCTTAAACAACTCATGCAACCTGCTATGCAGAATGGAGCCAGCTTGCTCGATATTGCTGAAATCATTACTATGGATAATATTAGTATGATTAAATCTAGATTAGAGGAGATTGAGTAGAAACGTATGGAGCAACAGCAAGCTATGGAACAAGCTCAAGCAGAACGTGAACAGCAAGCTATTCAAATGCAAAATGAGGTTAAGGAAGAAGAGCTTATGATTAAAGAGGCAGAGATGGATCTTGAGAAGTATAAGATAGACCAAGATAATGCTACTAAGATTACTGTAGCTCAACTTAATGCTTATAGAGGATTAGAGAATCAGGATTAGAATCAGAATAATATACCCGATACTATGGAAATAGCCCAACAAGCCTTAGCTGAACGTAAACAAGCATCTGATGAAGCATCTAAACAATTTGAATTCAATGCTAAGATTCGTGAATAGAAGATGAAGAAAGAAATAGAAGATAAGAAGAATTAGCTTGAAAGAGAAAGAATGGATCACGAAATGAAGCTACAAGCAGCTAAGGATAAAGCAGCAATGGAAAGAGAGAGATTGAAAGCTAAAACAGCACTTAAGAATAAGACAAACGCAGAAGCTAAAAGAAATAAATAATTATGAATTGGTTTAAAGAAACATGGTGGATAGTTAAATAGTTATTCACTAAAGTGAAAGCAGATTAGGTAGAATATAAAAAGATGGATCACTACCCATTTAGTGGTTATTCTGCAATGAGCTGGTGTGGTTACTTGTTAAGTAGAAAACCTGAATCTCAGATTAAACCTACTACTTGGAATCACGAAAATATTCATCTCTATCAAGCTAAAGATAGAAAGAGATGGATGAGTTATTATTGGTCTTATGCATGGTCATGGATTAAAGGTAACCCTATAATCTATCCTGCATCTAGTGCTTACTATACTATTCCTTATGAAATGGAAGCTTATGCTAATGATGATAACTTTGATTATCTGAAAACACGTAAGCCTGAAGATCTTGATAAATATAAGATTAAGGATAGAAAAAAGACTTATAAGGCTAATAAGAAAAATTGGAGACAATATCTTAAAACAATTAAATAATAGGAGGAATTAATTATGGCTTGCAAGGGCGGAAAGAAATCCAAAGGCGGAAAAGGTGGAAAGAAATAATTGAAAGATTATGAATAGACAAGCATTTAAATAGAGAATGCAAAACCTAAAGTCTTACCGGGAGAATAATCCCGGTAAAGGCTATTGGGATTGGAAGGTAGAAGCATTTGCAGATGGTGGTCAGACAGGTGATCCTGAGAAGGAAAGATTCTATCAAGCTACAGGTAGAAGTAGTAGTGGTAGACCTTTAGAAGAAGGTTTAAAACCTGTGTTCAGTCTTGAAGATGCTGCTAATATGACTCCTATTGGTGATGCTATATCGGCTAAAGACGCCTATGATGCAGTAAAGAATAGAGATTGGTTGAGTGCTGGATTGGCTGCTTCAGCTATGATCCCTTTTATACCTAATGTATATAGATCTCTTAAAAGCAAAATTTCAAGGGAGGTTCCTACTGTTACTAGAAGTTTTCAAAGATAGGTGGACGCTAATGATCTTAGACGAGATTTAGAAAATAATAATAGGAGACGAGTATTAGAAGAATATTCTGATCAGCGTAATAGAGCGTATGAATTATTAAATACTCCAGAAGCTAGAAGGAGAGCATAGATTATTGATAGAAAATATGGTACTGAATATAACAAAGTGTATGATGATTTAACTAAAGAATATGAAGATATAAATAGTTATGTTAACTTACCTGAACCTAATTTTGTATCAAATAAAAAAGATTATGCTAACATTAATCCATCTGAAGGTAAAACTATAAATCTGTCTACAGATAATATTAGAACTGCAGAAGACTATCCTAAAGGATTAATAAGACATGAAATAGGTCATTATGTAGATGAGAAAGCTTATCCAGGAGGAGTGCCAAATAACGCATACTTGAGATAGTTAGGTAAACCAAGAAAGAAAAGTATTATGAATTAGTTTGATGAGTACTTGATGAATACATTAACTCCTAGTACTTATCCTACTAATACTAAATAGTTTAGATAGGTTATAGAATCAGCTCCTGATTTATATAACAATATGAAAATGTTATTGAAAATACACACTAAACCAAGTGTATTATATAAAGATTTTCTAACTAGACCTTTAGTAAATAAGGTAAATAAAAACAAGAATCAATAGATTGTTTAACGGTTATGACAATAATACCACAGTATCCAATACCAAGCTATAAAGACGGAGGGATACATATAAAGAAGAAGAATAGAGGTAAGTTTAATGCTTTGAAGAAGAGAACAGGTAAAAGTACAGAAGAACTTACTCATAGTAAGAATCCATTGACTCGTAAGCGAGCTATCTTCGCTTAGAATGCAAAAAAATGGAAACATAAAGGAAGAAAAAAATAAATCTAATTATATATAATTATGGAAGCAAAGAACACATTGAATGGTTTTGAGGCTATATTAGATACCTTAAACCCTCATGTAGGTACTAAGACTAAAACAGAAGATAACGATACTGACGTAATTGATGCAGCAGCAGAAGAACTAACTGATGAAGAGTTAGAGGCATTACGTAATCCTAAACCTAAGAAAACAACTAAAGTAGAAGATGATGAGCTTGAAGACGAAAATCTTGAAGAAGAAGATGAAGATGAAGATGTTGCATCTAAACCTAAGAAAACTACTAAAACTCAAAAGAAATCCAAATCTGAAGATACAGAAACTAATGAAGATGAGGATAAGAGTGGGGAACAAGAATTTAATAGTGATAATACCGATGGTGAAAATGATACAAGCGATGAAGAAATAATTGTAGGATTCTTCGATTCATTAGCTTCACAGTTAGGATGGGATGACGTAGAAGATGACGAAAAGCCTAGAACTGCTGAAGATCTGATTGATTACTTTAAAGAGGTAATAGAAGAAAATTCTACTCCTCAGTATGCTAGTGAGGAAGTAGAAAAGCTTGATAAATTTGTTCATAATGGAGGTAAGCTTAAAGATTATTTTAGTATCGATGCTGATCTTGATATTGATAATATTGAGATAGAAGACGATGAAGTAAATCAAAAACTGGTCATTAAAGAATTTTTAAAAGAAAAAGGCTTTACCTCAAAACAAATTGAAAAGAAACTTAACAAATATGAAGAAGCTGGCTTACTAGAAGATGAGGCTATGGACGCTTTAGAGGCTCTTAGAGACATTAAAGTTGCACGTAAAGAAGAGCTATTAGCCAACTAGGAAAAGTAGGCTAGAGAGGCTGAAAAGCAGCAACGTGACTTCTTTAATAACGTTGTCACAGAAATAAAAGGCATGGATAGTATCTATGGAATTGATATTCCTGAGAAGGATAAGAAAGCCCTGTTGGAATACATATTCAAACCGGATGCAGATGGCATTACTAGATACTAGAAAGATTATGCTAAAAGCCTTAAGAATTTAATCACTTCTGCTTACTTTACAATGAAAGGTGATACCTTAATTGATATAGCTAAGAAGAAAGGTAAAAAAGATGCTATTGATAATTTCAAGAATACACTTTCTAGAAATAGTGGAGTATCTAAGAAATCTAAAAGGCAAGTGATAAATAACGATAGCAACTCATCTATCTGGGATGCTTTCGCACGACAACTACGTGTCGCATAATAAAATTAAATAATTAAAAAATTAAATTACTAGTATTTTTATGGATAACAATATTCTTAATAACCTTCAATTATACAAAGGAAAGTGGTTCTCCGACTTGATTGATACTGCTAAGATTTCAGTAGCTTCTCAGCAGAATCCGTATCAGGTGTCTACTATCTTGTCTTACGTATTTGGTACAAAAGATAGTGGTTATAGCACTTCTTTGGATATGTTGACAGGTGGTCTTGGCAATGTAATGACAATTGATCAGCCTTCTTTTGAATGGTCTGTAATGGTTGATAATGACAGAGCCGTAACAATTAGAGACGCTAAATGGAATGGCGTAGCTATTACTCCTACTTCTACTGCAGGTTTGGGTAACACTCCTATTATGTTGTGGTTAGAAGATAATTGGTTTGGTCCTGGTGCTATTCTCGAATTTGATAACAGAGAGTTCCAAGTACGTGTATCAGGCGCTCCTTATCAAGATGGTAATCTGTGGGTATATACTTGCTTTGTAGCAGATGGTCAGCCTACTTCTTATATTCCTTCTGAATATCTTGAAGCTGGAAGACAAGTATCTCGTCTTGCTTCTGCATACGAAGAATACAGTGAAGAGGGTGATATCTTGAACTACAATACTCACTTCAAGATGCGCAACTATCTTACTACTATTCGTGTTAACTATGATATTACTGGTTCAGCTTATTCTACAGTAATGGCAATTGCTTTGAAAAATCCTGCTACTGGAAAGACTTCTTATCTGTGGGCTGATTATCAGGAATGGAAAGCTTTACGTGAATGGTACAAGAGATGTGAGCGTATGCTTGTTTATATGAAGACTAATGTTAACAAGGATGGTTCTTGTAATCTGAAGGGTACTAACGGTCGTCCGGTATTTATCGGTGCTGGTCTGTTGGAACAGATTGCTCCGTCTAATAGACGTTACTATACTCACTTAACTGGTGAGATGTTGGAAGACTTCTTGTTTGACTTGTCTTATAACTGTCTGGGTACTAATGAACGTAAGTTTGTTGCCTTGACTGGTGAAATGGGTATGCGTGAATTTGACCGTATCTTGAAAGAAAAGGTAGCTACTATGAACTTAATGGATACAGTATTTGTAACTGGTTCTGGTGATAACTTGACTTTCGGTGGTCAGTTCAAGACTTATAAGATGACTAATGGTATCGAGTTGACTTTGAAATATTTCCCGTTGTATGACGATCCTACTTACAATCGTGAGTTGCATCCTGTAACCTTGAAACCGAAGGAATCATATCGTATGACTTTCTTGGATCTTGGTCGTCGTGATGGTGAAGCTAACATCGTTAAGGTAGTTCGTAAGGATCGTGAATTCGTTACTTGGTATACTGGTGGTGCTGTTGCTCCGTCTGGTTATGCTAAGTCTAAGGATACCTTGAGATCTAATGGTAAGGATGGTTATACCGTATTCTTCCTTGGAGAAATGGGAATAATGTTGAGAGATCCACGGGCATGTGGAGAATTGATACTTGAGTGATTTATTCTAAAATAAGTTACTAAAAAAGAAACTTTTCTTAGAATAATACGTTATATATAATATACCAATAAAAGATATATTATATGAAAAGTAACGACGTATACAAAATCACTAATAAGATTACAGGAAAAGTTTATATAGGAATAACTAATCAGGGCGCTGGTGCGAGGTATCGCCATCATTGGTATGAGGCTCGCATCGGTGAACCTGCTCCTATTCATCGTTCAATGGCTAAATACGGAGAAGAAAATTTTACATTAGAAATAATTGATTTTGCTGATACGTATGAAGAGTTGAAAGAAAAAGAAAAGTATTGGATTAAACAATACGATTCTATGAATAGAGAAAAAGGTTATAACTTAACAGAAGGCGGAGATGGAACATTTAGTAGAATGCACTCTGAAGAAACTAAAGATAAAATTCGTCAAAAAGCTATTGGAAGAAAAGTATCTGAAGAAACTAAAAAGAAAATGTCAGAAGCACAGAAGAAGTATAAAGATGCTCACAAAGCACATGCTGATGCTATTAGAGTATTAAATCAGAAAGCTGTTGTAGCATATGACTTAGAAGGTAACATAGTTGAAGAGTTTAATACTACAAAAGAATGTGCTGAAAAATACAATACTTCCTCTACTACCATTAAGTACTACTGCCGTTCTGAACAACCTAAAGTTGCTAAAAATTTTAATATAATATGGCGTTACAAAAACGCTGCCTAACTCGATAGAATCTAATATATAATATTATGGAAGTAATCGTTAGAATAATGAAAGTAAATCCTTGGACAGGACTTACTAAATGGCCTACTACTTTTGATTATGTAGGTCCGTACTGGACTAGATCTGGTAATATCTACACTGGCTTGAGCTCAGAAGATGCTCGTAGATTGGAAAAAGCCTTAAATAAAGAAGAAGGTGAATTAGCTCCTAATAGTGACTTTTGGACTACCTTTGCAGTTAAAATCGGTAAGAGAGATTTGATTCTTGATACTGAGAAACCTTTAGATGAACTGCAATACTTATTCCTTAAAGGTCATAAAAGAGTAGCAGATGGTCTATCTAATATGAATCCTTCTAAAGATTATGTACTGATTAATAAAGATGCAGAAGCTGAACAGGCTAATCGTGTTAACAAAGTTAAACGTGAAGCTTATCGTGAGCTCGATAAAATGTCTATTGAAGATATGCGTAAGTGCTTACGTCTGTATGGTATGAAATCAGATACAATGTCAAATGAATTAGTTGAAGCTAAACTTACGGAACAAGTTGAGACTTCTCCTGAGAAGTTTATGCTGAAATGGGTAGAAAACCCGAATAAAGAAATTAACTTTGTTATTGAAGAGGCTATTGCTAAAAACATTATTAGAAAGAATCGTACTCAATATTTCTTTGGTACAGATTTAATTGGTAATGGTATCGATGATGTTATTGCTTATTTGCAAGATAAAAAGAATCAAGATATTAAATTAGCAATACTCAATGAAATTAAATCTAAGTAATGACTAATAAAGATTCTCATATAATTTTCAAGGTAGTTCTGGATAAGAATGCAGAAGGTATTGCTTATGGTGGATGCCCGGCATTTTTAGATGAGGAAGTAGACTTATTTCTTAATCAAGCACAGCTAGAAATCTTAAGTAATAAGATTACTGGTAATAATGCTCTAAGAATAGGTTTAGAAGGTTCTGTATCTAACTTATCTGAGATAGAAAAGTTAATAGCTACAGATGTTAACCTTCATGCTGTACATACAGACTATAATGAGTATGCATTAGAAGATGTTCATGATGAAGATAATAGAATGACCGTACTTAGTGTATTACTTAAGTATAGACAATTCTAGACTAACTGCGTACTTACTAGTCATGAGTTAGTAAAGCCTTTTAAGTAGACTTACAATAATATACCTTGGGTAGAGAATCCAGTAGCTACTTTAGAAAATGATAAATTATTAGTATACGTAGATCCTGTTTTAATGCAGGATCCAATGTATGCTCCAAGAGTAGAAGATAATACAGAGTTCTACAGAGTAGATCTTACTTATGTTAAGAAACCAACTAAGTTTGATTATACTAAACCTGAACAAGAATTAGACTTCCCTGAAGATGTTATGTATGAGATTATTAATAGGGCAGTAGTAATAGCTTTAGAGAATATAGAATCTCAAAGACAATCTTCTAAGTTTTAGTTAAACCAAGTATCTGAGTAATTATGACAGAAAGAAGTTTTTAGATTAATGTAGAAAGGTAGCTAAATAATATTATAACAAATTATAATGATACTATTAAGTTTCCATCAGATACTTTATTTCATTTTATAAATAAAGCTAAAGATGAGTATGTTAAATAGAACTTTAGAGTATTCTAGAGAAATCAAGAGATTACTGATAACATACGTACTTTAGTGAATACTAAAAACTATACCACTTATAGTTTTAGTAAATTAGGTAATAAATGGGAAGCTGATTATCCTGAAGATTATATGTTTGCACTTGGTGAAAATGTATATATAAGTATAAAGGATAATAAATGCAATAACTTAATTACTCGCGAATCTGATGTAATAGAGGCTACAATAGAGACAGTAAGCTCTAGACTAAGTAATAGCCTATCAGATCATAGATTACGTTATAATCAAGCAAAACCTATTAGAGTATATACTGACAATAAAATTGTATTATATACCGATGGTAAATATGATATAAGTTCTTATGAGCTTACTTACTTAAGAAAAGCCAAGGATTTAGGTACTCTCTAGGATTTAACTAAAGAGTATACAGATTTACCAGAAAATACACATTAGGATATAGTAGATCTAGCGGTTCAAATGATAGTACAAACTATACCTAATACCAGTTCTAAGAAATCTTAGGACAAATAATTAAAGGCGCTTACGGCCGTGGAAATCTGAAATAATGAAAGTAGAAAGTAAGCGAATAGACTAAGCGCTAATGTCTAATTTTAAAATAATATATAAAGATGATAACTTCAGTACACTCAGTTCTGATTGGAAAACAAGCTCCTGCTTCTTATACTACAGTAGATGCATTAGCTGTTGGTGATGTTGCTTTGTTTGATGAAAATAAAGCTCTTATTGAAACTGCTGCCGATGCAGTAAATGCTAACTCTCTGTATGTAGGTGTAGCAGGTGAAAAGATGAATGTTACTATGCCTGATGGTACAGTAGCTCAGAAAGCTAATATTGATTTCTCTACTGAAATTCAGAAAGCTTCTAAACCGTCTGCAGTTATTGGTGAACATGTTGAGCCAGTTGAAGAGAAGATTGTTATTACTTTGACTGATGCTACTATTATTGTCGGTAACCGTTACGTTCTGCGTATTGTTTATAAGGATTTTGAAGTAAACAATTTCCAGTTTACTCACACTTATGAAGTATATGCTGAGACTACTACTGCCAAAGACTTGGTAGATGCTTTCTTGAAGAAGATTAACGCACACAAGAATCGTAGAGTGCAGGCTTCTGCTTCTGCTGCAGTTCTTACTTTGACTGCTATGCCGAAGGATGATAACGAAGGTGTTTATTCTCTGAATGAATACAGTGTTGTATCTATGGAAGCTTCTCTGTATGAAACTATTCCTGGTGCATTACTTGCTAATCAGCCTAAGGCCGTTGTTGGTGCTAAGATTGAAAAGACTGCAGGTAATCCTGGTAAGGGTTATTGGAAACAGGTACGTGACGCAGAAGTACGTAACATGGGTTATAAAGGTCATGTATTTACTGGTGCATATCCTGAAGTAGAACAGATCCGTAAGACTGTTGAAGGTGCAGAATATGACTATGCTATCATTGAAAATGATAACCTGTACTTAAGTAATGATAATCAGTACATCAAGACTACTCCGTTGACTACGGAAGTTTATTGTCCTAGTTTAGTTGATTCTATCGTAGATAAAGGTATTCGGTCATTTATTGCTGGTAAGACAATTGCCTAATCCACGTTAGAGAGATTGAATTTGGGATAAAGATTCCTTTTACAAACTACAGAAGTGGAGTTGTGGAATATTCCACTCTCCACTTTTTTTATTGTTGATATATGGACAAATTAACAAATATACAAATAGATGGTGATAAACTGACCTTTAAGATAGAGACTGAAGTAGATCTTAGTAGCTATAGTAAGGAAGTTTATATAGATGAAGTATGGAATTTAAAGAACATACTTGAAGACAGTCCTATACATAACATTGGCTTTTCTGAGAATATTATAATTGATTCCGATAATAATGTAACTGTAACTAGTGATGATATTCTAGAGTTAGATTGGAATATGAAGTATGTTACATTAAGATGTTTTACGGATCAGGAAGAAATACATTTTCATGGCATATACTATAATCCTTCAATTGTGTATATGGCAGAAATTAGGAAATTACATACTCACTGTTCAACTTGTTTAGATGATTAGACTATGCAGAATATAATGTTAGTAGTCTTTAAGAGATAGTTGCTTGAGTATGCTCTAGCATCCGATTATTATCGTGATGCTTTGCAATTATATGTAGATATCTGTAGATTACTTGAAATATCTATTAAGCCAAAATGCGTAGCCAGCACTTGCTGTAACAATGCTATTCTTACTCAGAAAGGTGACTGTTTCAATACAGAAAACGATAAATGTCTTCACTTAGAGAAAGAGCGTAACTCTGCTACTTTATTTAGTGGTATTTGTTACTCTTGTTCTAATAATACTTGCAGTACAGGAAATTGCAGTAATGGTTATTGTAAATTATAAAATAGATAGATATGTTACAAAAATGTGATGGCGTAAAGATATTAGACTTAGAAGAGAAGCTTGAAGCTACAGGTGGTGAATACATTGTTACTGCAGAGAAAGATAATAACTATAAATTACCACTTGAATCAGTAGCTGATATAGTTATAGGTAATTCTAAGTTTAAAGCTGCAATTAAGGATGTATATGAATCAAGTACACCTACTGCATCTGTATCTTTAGACAAAGACAAATTCCTATTCTCATTTGGTATACCAGCAGGTAGAACAGGAGATGCTGGTAAAGATGGTAAAGATGGATAGGATGGCAAAGATGGTAAGGATGGTATTGATGGTGTACCAGGTATAGATGGAGATACTACTAGAGTAGTAATAGCGTATAAGTCTACTAAAACTATACAAAGACCTGATACTCCTGTAGGAGGTAGTTGGGATTATGATACTAATACTATTACATATCCTGAAGGATGGTCTGGTAGTGATAGTAATCCTAATGGTTATGTATGGATGTCTACTGCTACATTCTCTAGTAAAGGTACTATCGTAGTTCCTTGGAGTACACCTGTTAGACTTACAGGTGCAGATGGACATGATGGTTCAGATGGTAGTAATATTGAGTTTGTATATAAGCTTACTGTAACTAGTTTAGTTACTCCTACTAAGCCCACAGGCAATAGTCAGACTGGAGCTATTAGACAAGGTTGGACTGATCATCCTACAGGTATTAGTGAAGAGTATCAATGTGAATGGGTTTGTTCTCATAACTTACAGACTGATGGTACTTGGAGTGAATGGGAAGGCCCTACTATTTGGTCTAAATGGGGAGTAAATGGTAAAGATGGTGATGGAGTAGAATATATTTATCAACGCACTAAATTACCAGCTTCTCCTCAAGAGATTACAGATAATAATCCAGATCAAGATGAGTACATACCTCAGTCAGCTTCTGGTGAACAACCTTGGACAGATGATCCTAAAGGTGTAAATGAAGAGTTTAAATACGAATGGGTTAGTAAGAGAAAGTATAAAGGTGATACTCATAAATGGGGCAACTTTAGTTCTCCGTCATTGTGGGCTAAATATGGAGATAATGGGCAGGATGGTAATCATCTTAGAGTAATGTATACTAAGACATCTGGTAGTGATGTTAAGCCTAGAGATCCAGATAGATTGAATATTAATCCTGGTAGTATTTGGGGTGTAGGTATGCCTACTGCAACTGGTAAAGAAGCAATATGGGGTATCCAAGCCTTGGTTACTTTTGATAATAAATTAGTAATTGATGAATCCTTGCCTAAGGATGAAAGAGGTTGGCAAGGACCTTATTTAATTACAGGTGTACCCGGTCTTGATGGTAATAACTTTAATTATCAAGTAGAAGCATTTAAACATAGTTCTACTCAACCTGAGAAACCTACTAGTAATGACCCATATCATCCAGGCAATGGTTGGGTACTTACTCCTGATATGTCTACTGGTATATGGTGGAAATGTATAGCACTAGTTCAAGGTGAAACAGGTACAGTAATAGAATGGGGTGCTGTAGTAAAAATAACAGGTCAAGGAGTTGTTGTTAAAGGCACTCTAGATTCTACAGACGATCTTCCAACGGAAGGTAACCAGATAGGAGACGGATGGGTTATCGATGGCTTCTTGTGGGTATGGAATGGTAGCGAATGGGTAAATGTAGGTAAGGTTCGAGGCATGGATGGTAACTACTATGAATACAGATTTGCTAGAAATAACAGTTGGGAAACAGCTCCTTAGTTAAATGCAGCTGAACGTTATCCTGCAGGTTGGAGTTCTACTGCACCAGCGTTAAGTAGCGGTAAAGTATTATGGGCTACATTTGCTCTTATTAATGGTGGAGATAATACTTTGATAGAACAATGGTGTGACCCATACTATATGACTGGTATGACTGGTGATAATGGTGGTTCTGGTGTTCCTGGAGTAGGTTACGAGGTTAGATACTGTAAAGGTACTGAAACTACTTATACTGGTGAGACTTGGAATGACACTATGAAATGGAAAAGAAATCCTACAGGTTGGTCTATGGATGTTCCTGAGCTTACTAGTGGAGATGAGTATAATTATATATGGTTTATTCAGTGTAGAGTTATTAATGATAATATGGAAACTGCATGGTCTAAACCTAACCCTATGGGCGGTATAATTACTCCAGACCCAGTAGGTTCACAACCTATAGCATATCCTGCTGGTATATATAGTACTAGTACTCCTTATATTAATGATGGAGAGAAAGCACCTTATGTATATGATACCAGCGATGGTAACTACTATTTCTTAAAATCAGTAATGACGTGGATTGGTACTCAACAGAATAATGAATCTCCTGCTACAGATACATCTGGTGCATGGACTGTATTAGAGAATTATGAGGCAATTTACACTGATTTACTTATTGCACCTAATTCATTAGTAGGTGGAGCTGTATTTAATAACAACCTGATGTTCTCACAAAGAGGTAAGAATGCTAGTGGTGGCGATAGTTCTAGATATGAACTAATTGACGCTAGTAGTTCTGCAAATGCTATGAATCCTTCCAACTAGTTTAGACCCAACTTCTTACTAGACTTTAAAACTGGTGAAGCTTACTTTGGAGCTGGAGGTATACATTTAGCAGCTGATAGTTCTAGTACTTCTATACAGTTAGAATCTGGCAATGTATCTGGAGGTAATGGTAGTATTGCTACTATAGATATAGACGGGGCCACATTTCAAAAGGTAGTAGCATCTAGCAATCCTGCAGCGAATAAGAGAGCTGAACTTAGTATAGATGGACTGAGTATTGACATGGGTATACCTAAATTCTATGTTAATGATGAAGGAATGTCTTACCAACATTACGCAGGATCTTCTACAGTGACAGATTTTAAGTTGGATACTACAGGAGCTATTACTATTGGACAAACTAATTCTAATCATGCTATAATTGATAGTGGTAGCTTTTCATTAAAGAATAGCAGTCTTAATAATATAGTTATTACTTATGATAATACTACTTCTTCAATAGTACTAAGAAATCCTACTGGAATAGATTCATCTAGAGTAGAAATAAAAGCTTTAGATGATGATGCTTCTAATGCTATTTCTGTAACAGCTTATGATTCTTAGGGTAATAAAGCGTATATATCTCCATTAGGAGTAACTGTATCTGATGGAGTAAATACTCACATAGACATTATGAAAAGTATGATTACAGTAACTAATTCTGGTGGTACTTATATAGGATGGACTGGTACTAAAAACGGTTTACGTTTTGTAGGTGGTATTTGTGTTGGTGAAGCTTAATTAAATTACTATGGATAAAGCAAAAGAATATATAAACAGTAAAACAAACTCTATACTTAAGACTAATATACTTAGGAATAATAGAGATGTTGTAGCAACCATAGTATACAATGAATTAACAGATTTATTGGAGTTTAGTAACACATCTAGTGTTACTACTCCTATAGATTCTGAAATACTAAAGAGATACTTACATTAGGTTAAACCATAGTTATATAGTGGTATACCTATGAAACTCAAACCGTATTGTATTAAGTGTGGTTGTGGTAATGGATACTTTAGAGGGTTGTATGATCCTTATGTATTAGCATTGTTAACAGAGGATGCAGATCCTTGGTTATGGGAAGATAACGGTGTAGTACTGTTAGAATAGTAGAAAGAAAATAATTTGATTGACAATGATAGCAAGAATTAAAGGTTTAAAAATTAGTCAAGCTTCAGAACGTACTACTGTCACAGGATAGGAAATGATTCCATTCCAAGATGGTGAAAGAAATGGTAAGATCCGAATGATAGAGTTTAAAGATATGACTATGTATATCTTTGATCCTACTATCGTTGATGGTAAAGTAAGTCAAGAAGATTATGACGCATTAAAGCAAGCTATAGAAGAAGGTAAGCTTATCTATACTATTAACTCTAATAGAAACGGATTAGACTTAGCAACTGAAGTAGCTATAGTTGGTGGTACTATATATATTGAATCTCCTGATTTTATTAAAGAAGAAGGTACAGATAATATATCTCAAGTAGTATTTGATACTATTACTGTAGATGGTTCATTAAACTATAATAAGGAACAATATACTACTACAGTTATTAAGACTACTGGGGATGGCACTAAAGTACTCACAGATAATGGTCAGTATGTATATATAGGTAATTTAGCATTAACTAACATTAAGTTTAAAGATGGTACTAATACATCTACTTATGACTTAGTAACTAATGGCATTACTTTCAGATAGAATGCTACTCCTTGTGTATCATGGAATACTATTAAGAGTGGTAACAATATCTATATGGATATACGTATAGCTAATGCTACTGCTTCTATGGATGGTCTCATGAGTAAGGAAGATTATGTAGAACTTAATACTACTATTCCTGGATAGATTGAAGACCTGAAAGAATCAGACTCCAATTTAAACAATAGAATAGACAATCTTGATGATAAGATTGATAAGGAGATTGCTGATAGAGAAGCAGAGATAGACCGTATAGAGAACAAGTTTGATGGAGTTACTGATGTATTAGAGGATGCTTTACAGAAAGAAATTGAAGATAGGAAAGCAGGAGACACTACTATTACTAATAACTTAAATGCATTTATTAGTACTAAAGGTCAGCCTGGTGGATTAGCTGAATTAGACTCTACAGGGAAAGTACCTGCAGCTCAATTACCATCATATGTAGATGATGTATTAGAATACTCTACTAAGGCTCAATTCCCTTAGACTGGTGAAACTGGTAAAATATATGTAGCTAAAGATACTAACTTAACATATAGATGGACCGGTACTCAATACTTAGAAATTAGTTAGAGTTTAGCATTAGGTGAAACTTCTAGTACTGCATATCCTGGAGATAAAGGTAAAGCTAATAGAGATGCTTTAAACAGTATGCCTACTAAGCTTACTTCATATCTTACTCCTACTACTAGTACTGGTGAATTAGTTAAGATTAACTATAAGTATGCAGCTAAAGATGGTTTGAATTATGGTCCTCTGCAGGATGATAATATAGATATACAATCAGCTACAACTACTAATGCAGGTGCTATGTCTGCAGTAGATAAAGGTAGATTAGATGACTTATATAATGAATTTGGTAGTATACAGAATCCTGGTGATAAGCTTGATTCACTACCTAATAACCTAGTTACTGGTGTAGATGCAACGTCTAGAAATGCAACTAGTGTAACTATTAACTATAAGCAATCTGATTTATCTGCAGCTAGTAATTCATATGCTAATCCTATTACTAAGTCATAGACTATACCTGCTGCTACACAATCTGCAGCTGGTGTAATGACTGCTACTGATAAATAGAACTTAGACGTCAATATACCTAATAGAATTACTAATCTAGATAATAGAGTAACTACTGAAGTAGATAGATTAGAAGAGCTTATCGAGAGCAGTTCATCCGAGATTACTAATGATTTGAATGTAGAGATTCAAGCTAGAAAAGATGGTGATACTAAGTTACAAACTAATATCAATAATCTGTAGTCTACTATGAATACAGAATTAGCTAAGAAGGTTGGTAAAGTAACTGTGGCTGGTTCTGGTAATGCTGTTACTACTGCATCTATTAGTGGCGATACTCTTACTCTAACTAAAGGAGCTACATATAATAACTATGTACATCCTGCTGGTTCTGCACCTAGTAAAGCATCTGGATTCTATAAGTTCTCTACTGACTCTACTAGTCATGTAGCTAGTGTTACTGCTGTAGCTAAGTCTGACATTACTGCTTTAGGTATACCAGGGCAAGATACTACTTACGGTAACGCCACATAGTCTACTAGTGGTTTAATGTCTGCTGCTGATAAAACTAAATTAGATGGAATATCTACAGGAGCAAATAAATATGTTCATCCTACAGGAGAAGCTGCAAATAAGACTTTAGGGTTATACAAGGTAGCTACAGACGCAACTAGTCATGTTAAACAAGTTGCAGCTGTAACTAAAAAGGACATTACCGATTTAGGAATAGCTGATACTGGGTCTACTCTTAGACTTATATATATAGGTAGTAAAGAAGACTACGAGCATGTAGTAATTCTATTATGGAAAGATGATAGGGGTACTAATAGAATAGACGGTCTATTCTATACGGATATGGACGGTGCTTCGAGAAGACAAATTGCCGAAGCTCACTTGTGGTTCTCTAAATGGGCTACTGGTTCTGATTATAAGTTCATACTAAACACTAATCAACAAGGTTCAGGATTTTCATTAGTAACATGTACATATAATGGGGCTAAATGGTGGGGATTAAGACATATAAATGATCAAGCAGTAGACTTTTACTTTGATGGTTCAATGTCTTCCTAGATAAATCCCACTATAGTAAAATACTACAATAAGAATACGTCTACTGTATTGAATGCTGAAATTAACAGTTCTGTAACTAATGAAGCTAGTAAACTTGATAGATTCGATGTAAATGGAGATCCATATGCTCTCTTAAGTGAAGTTAACACTAAGGTTAGTAAGGCAGGTGATACTATGACGGGAAGTTTGCGTCTTGACGGTAATACGGGAATAGATACAACTATTACTACAGACGGTAACCATAATGTTAAAATAGGTTCTTCAGTTACAGGAGGATGGTCAAGAGGATATAATTTCAATAATAATTCAGGAGAAACTATAGGAGCATTCGAATGTTATGGTGCAGGACAAACTCTTAATTATGCTTATATTGGTAGTACTTATAATAATACGTGGTAGAGATGGAACTCATCAGGATCTACTATAACTGTACCATTAACTACAGCTGTAATTACATCTTCAGGGGTCGTTAAAACCACTTAGGAAATGATTGCTAAATACTTCCGTTTTGAAAAAAATGGCACTAATCAAGGTTATATAGGAGCCGGTTCTACTCAAACTGGCGATATATATCTATAGGCGCAAAATAATAATCATATCCGCATTTGTATAAATGGTTATAGTACAGATTCAGGTATAAGTTTACTAAATAATAATAATGTAACCATAGGAAATAGTACAGCTACAGAAAAACTCAACGTTGCAGGTAATATTATATCTACTGGCAAAGTATCCGCAGCTAATGGTTTCTTCAAAGAATCTGATGCTAGATTAAAATCAGATATTAAACCTTTAGACTATACTCTAGACTAGATATGCTCTATACCTACTGTATCATTTATAATGAATGATTAGAAGCAAATAGGTACTATAGCATAGAACTTAGAGGAATTAGGTTTTGAAGATATAGTAACTGAAGGTGATACTCTTAAATCTGAAGTAAGTAATCCTGAACAATTTGAGTCATTCACTAAGGATGGTGAAGAATATGTTAAGGTTAAGAAGGTAGAGTATGAAATGTTAGGTGTATTAGCTATTGAAGGAGTTAAGATGCTTAATGATGAGATTGAAAAGCTTAAAGCTGAAATAGAAACTTTAAAGAATAAGCAGCATGAGTAATGAAATAGCAACATATTCTATGATATTAAGTAAGCTTAGTCTAGGTAAGAGTGGGACAGAATGTCCTACTAAGACCTAGATTTTAGCTATTAATTCATTGATAGTCATTAATAATGCTTCTACTTATGGAGCTAATGAATGTGTAAAGATAGATGATATACGTAAGAAGGCAGAGACTTGGAATTACTATTTAACAGTATCTCCTACTAGTATGTCATTTGGAGCTGGTGGTGGCAGTAAATAGTTTACTTATAGTTCCTACAAAAGAAAGGTATTAGATGGAGTAGAATAGAGTGGTGATATAAGTGTATCATTAAAAACTAGTAGCGCATCTGGTACTGGATTTTCTATAAGCGGAACTACAGTAAGTGCTTCTGTTAATTAGACTACTTCAAGTAGAACGGGTAAAGTTACTTTAACTCAGAATGAATCTAATAAAACAGCTACTATTAATTTATCATAGAGTGCGGATAGTATTAGTTCATATGGAGAATGGGTAATAACTGTATCAGCTAATCCTACTAGTGTATCTAGTAGTGGAGGTACTTCTACTATTACAGCTAGTGCTAAGAGAACTGTACATTGGGCTAGCGGTAAGGTTACTGAAGAAACAGGTAATCCTACATTATCTACTAACTTAGGTAGTCTTAGTAGTGCTTCTTCACCTAGTACTTTAACATTGGGAGAGAATACATCTACATCCAGTAGAACTGCAACTATTAAAGCAACTCACGGTGGTAAATCAGCTACTTGTACAGTTACTCAAGCTGGTGCAGAACCTACTATCGAGTATGTATTTACAATTAGTCCATGGCAAGTTAATGTTGGAGCTAGTGGTGGTACAGGAGATATAGGTTTCACTTCATATAAGTTAGTAAATGGTAATCAGATTAGTTTAGGATATAGTATAGATAGTAGTACATTACCTTCATGGGCAACTTATAGTAATGGTAGATTTACTATAAGTTCTAACTCATCTACATCTTCTAGAGCTGCAAATGTGTACTTTACATAGAGTGAATCTGGAAAAAGAGATTATGCCACAATATCACAAAGTGGTTATGTACCACCTACTCCAGATACTTATGTATTTGTATGGACAGGTGATAATAGTACTGCTGATAAGACTTTAAATTTACCATATACTAGAATGGTGGGTAGTTATACTGTGACAAGTACTAAGAATGGTAGTAATCAAAGTTGGAGTGTAAGCAGTTCACCTAGTTGGATTAGTACTACTACTTCGTCTAATAATTTAAGCTATACTGCTTCAGAGAATACAGGTTCTGCTAGAAGTGGAAAAGTAGTATTAACATAGAGTGGTTCTGGTAAGACGCTTACTATTAATGTTAGTTAGGCAGCTAAACCTGCACCAACAGAAGAATGGAGATATAAATTCGGTTTCAATAACGGTGTTAGGGATAATATATCAATTGCAATCAGAACTATGGAAGAGTATGAAGGCGCTTCAGTTACTTTTGCTAGCTATAAATCTAAATATGTGGACGGAGTAGAAGACGTTAGTTCTAGACAATACGTAGATTTTAGTATAGGAGATTACGCTTCTTGGGCAACTGTAACTAAAGTATCTAGTTCCATTGCTAATGAGGGCAAATTTAAGTTTACACTATCATCTAATTTTAATAATAGAAGTAATAGATAGACATTTGTTACTGTAACACAAAATGAAAGTAACAAATCTATTATCTGCGATATTATGCAAGTAGGTAGTGATGCATTTGTTGCAACATACTATTAGCATGTTATAGGAAGTGATACTTATCCTGATGAAATTAGCTTTGGAATTGTAACCACTCCGACAACAAGATAGTATGAGTGGGAAAGTACATTTGAAGTGCATACTGTAGATTCAGATTATGATGCATGGACCTACAATTACGGAAATATTAGAGAGGTAAAAAAAGTAACTACTAGAGCATCAATGGATATAACTTGGTTTGGTTATGAATATATATAGAATGGTGGAGATTACGGTGGAAGTTACTAGTATGATTTATTAAAAGTTAATGCTCCTAAATCTGATGGTGCAAATCATAGTGAAAAATTATATATTGTACAACTTGTTGCTTCAGCTCCATCAACTAAACATAATTATAGAGAGATTACAAATACACCGATAGTAGCTAAGATATTAGTAACACAGAAAGGTAATATAATATCGTGAATCCATACTTAGCACATATGACAGATAGAGAATTGTTGGAGCAGATATATCTTCTGCTCCTTCAAATCAACGTAAAGGTAAGTGAGATAGATAATGACACTAAACAATTTGGTATGAACGTAGCAGCCAATCTAGTTGGTGATGCTCTAATGATGAATAACAATGATGCCAAGAGAAGAAATAATTAAACAGCTTAAACCTTACTTTGACGTAAAGGAATTAGTATGCAATCATATATACAGTAGATTTGGAGAATAGTCATGGATGTTCTTAAGTACTCCGTTACTACATGTACTACTATGTCTACGTACAGATATACTACGTATGCCAATGCATATTAATATTGGTAATATGCATCAAAGAGGTATGCGTTGTAACCTGTGTCCTTTAGTAAAGAGTAAGAAGAGTGTGTATGTTAGTGGTCACTGTTTTGATAAGGATACAGAAGTTTTGACTAACAACGGTTGGAAGAAATATTATAACATATTAAATTCTGACATGTTGTTTACATATAATATATAGAATAATTCTATAGAACAGAAGCCTATAGATGGAATAATAAGATATGATTTCGATGGAGAACTGTTATGTGCAGAGAATCAACATATTTCTTATGCAGTAACAGATAAACACAGAATGATAATTCAAAATCAGACAGGAAAATACAAACGTGTAACTAATAAGGTTATCAGTGAGAAATGGTAGAACTATTTAAATAGTTTGAAAAAGAATAACGGTTATCATATAGAACTAGCAGATTCAATACACGGTAGTAGAAAATTATTTAAAACAGCAGGTTTATCTTCTTGTAATAATGAATATGATATTAATCTGCTCCGTTTCTGTATGGCTGTAATATCAGATGGATATTTAGAAATAAAAGGAAATTGTGTAGCGTATAGATTTAATTTAAAGAAAGAAAGAGATAAAAAAGAATTAGAAGATATATTATCCGCTCTACATTGGAACTATACAAAAAATTATAGTAAAAGTCACGAAAAGAATGGATGCCAAGGTGTATACTCTTATTATATTAACTCTACTATAGGATGTCAAGTTAAGTAGATTATAGGCCTAGATAAAAAGATTCCTTTGTGGTTCTTATCTCTTAAACCAGACATATTAAAGCAGCTAATAATTACATACGCTAAGTTTGATGGTACTTTTGACAATAGAGATAATAATAGTGGAATCACTATATACTCTACTGATGATTATAATACAGATATTTTACAAATAATGTCTATATTATGTGGAATGAGATGCGTAAAGAAACATGAAAAAAACGTATAGGTAAATATTCGTGGTTGCAGTTATAATGTAAAAGACTTTTATAAATTGTTTATAACTTAGACTAAAGACTGTAGTGACGTACAACGTGACTGTTATTATACTAAAAAGTATAAAGGAGTAGTATGGTGTGTTAATAATGAAAACACAACTCTAATAACTAGGCGTAACGGAAAGGTTGTATTTATGGGGAATTGTACAGGTAATGCTATTGACTTTACTTGTGATGATAAGACTGCAGAAGAAATAAGAGAGATAATAAAGGCTAAACCTTTGTTATTACCATGTAAAGTACGTTTAGAGGATGGTGTATCGTGGGTTCATATCGATGTATATGATGATGGAACAGAAGATAAAATAACAACATTTAAAGCATAATATATGTTACAGAGAGAGATAGTTAGATTTAGAGCATCAGATACGTAGCCTAATCCTCTAGAAGTAGATTATTGGATTGATATTACTTCTAACTACTATGGTGGTTGTATTAGGTATTATCGTAATGATACTAATACATGGGAGATGCTTGATTTGAATAGTACGCAAGCAGATGCTATCATTGATTATATTAATAAAGCTCTTGAATAGATAGAACAGTTTATTAATGAAGCTATAACTGAAATCAGAAATGAACTAGCTGAGTTTAAAGACGAGTTAAAGGAAGAAGTTAATAAACTGTGGTAGTACGTTAATCAGAAAGTAGAAGAGTTAACTACTCAGATTAGTAATATTAGAAATGAGATTAATAATATTAAAGGTGATATTAATAATGTCAAGTAGGATATTACAGATATCAATAATAACATTGATGATATAAATCAAGATATTACTAACATTAATTCTAATATTGAAGATATTCGTCAAGATATAACTGAAGTAATAGGTGGGGATTTAAGTTCTATTCAACAAAAGATTACTGAATTAACTCAGAATATACAAGAGTTAGATAGTAAGATTGATCAGCAGATTAGTGATTTAAGAAGCTATATAAATAGTGAAATCACTAAAGCTAAGAATGAACTTAAGACTTATGTAGATGGTAAAGTTACTGACCTTACTGAATTAATTAATCAAGAGATTTAGAATAGAACTAACGCAGATAATAACCTACAATCCCAAATTAATGAGCTTAAACAATTAATTACTAATGCACAGAATGCTATTGATACTCATGCAGCTAGAAGAGATAATCCTCATGTAGTTACCAGAGCTCAATTATCGTTAGCTACTACTGATAGTGTAGTATTTAATAAAGTAAGCGCTCCTAGTGGATTCTTTAAAGAATGATGAGATGAACAAGATATTACTGATTCACCTGAATGGAATACTCCAGAACAGGAGATTATTTAATTATTAAATATTTGCAAATATGGTTAAACAAGAAAATCCTAATTTCATAGCATCTAAGTATGCTCCAAATCCTAAAGAGGTTTCTTACTGGATTGACTTAGCAACAGACAGTACTGGTAATGTTATTAAGTCATATAGTCCTGATCTTAAGAAATGGATACCGTTAAACAGAGATGCTAATGTAGACCAATGGACTCACATTAAAGAGATTGTACAATCTGTTGGTTTAAACTATGATAAGAATAGTGATGTTATATCTTTACCTAATCTTAATAGTAATAACTATTTTAAAGGCAGTAGTATAGTAGATGCTATTAATAAAGGTGATGCTGCTGTAAAAGCTCAAGTAGATAGACTAGATACTAAGATTGATGATGTGAATGAAGACTTATAGGACTTCAAAGCATTAAAAGGTCAACCCAATGGTCTTGCTGAACTTGATGGTAATGGTAAAGTACCTGCTAGTCAGTTACCTTCATACGTTGATGATGTGATGGATGCATATGCTACTTATACTGTATCTCCTACTGGAGTACTTCAGAATATACAGTTATATGCAGATGCTGAACATGAAACTCCTATAGTAGGTGAAAGAGATAAGATTTATGTTAATGTTACCCCTGGTGAAGTAAGTTATCAGTTTAGATGGTCTGGTTCACAGTTCATACATATTGACTCTAATGCTATTATTATTGGTGACATTACTGGTACTGCTTATGATGGTGGTAAGGGTAAAGCTATGGAGAATGTAGTTAACTCTATGCCTAATAACTTGCTGAGTACATTCCAATTAGATCAGACAGATGTTAATAACATTACTATTAGCCTTACTGGAGTAGAAAAGAGTGGAGGTAGGTATATAGAATCTACTTTATCTAATATTACTATTACTCCTGCTACTAATACTGTTGCTGGTTTAATGACTGGTGCTGAGAAAATAGCTATTAATGAGACTCTTCCTGATGCAATTAATGATGAAAAAGTTGCAAGGGAAGCAGCTGTAAAAGAACTTAAAGCTAAGGATACAGAACTGCAAGGTAATATTGATAGTTTAGAAACAGCTTTAAATGCAGATATTACAGAGCTTAGAAGTACAATACTTAAAGTAAATGATAAAGTAGGCTTAACAGAAGGTAATGAAATGCCTGACTTATCAAGTACTAATTACTTAGCTGATAGTCCTAGTGCTATAAGTGCAGCTGTTACTCTTGATGAAGAGATTGGTAAGCTTAGTAGAAATGAGAATGAACTGTGGTATGGAGTTAAGTTTGACTTAGCTAATAGTTCTAGTCCTGATGGTGTACGTACTGGTAATATGGAAATGCATAAAACACTTCCTATTCAAAGTAAGATGAGAGGATGTACTATTGTTCCTTCTAGCAACGAGATTAAATACTTAAAGGCAGACGATTGGTCTAAGTATGAAGATGGTGCAAGTGTTGCATCTACTTATGCTACTAGACCAAATGATGATAAATAGTATATGATAGAAATACCAGAGCACTATAGATTGTTAGTAGCTACTCCAGATAATACAGTTGAGATTCGTATGAGTGAATATAATCTTCCTGGTTATGTTAAAGTAAATAAGAAATATATAAGTGCTTATGAAGCGACTGCTAGTGCTGAATACATAACGAGCACAATTGGATCAAAACCAACGGTTAGTACTTCAAGAAGAACATTTTTTGGTATGGCTAAAGCTTTAAGCAAAACTGTAGGATGGAATATGTATACTTATGATGCTCATAGAGACCTTACTTGGTTATTCGTAGTAGAATATGCTACATTGAATAGTCAGAAAGCATTTAATGCTAATTTAACTGCAGAAGGTTATCATCAAGGTGGTTTGGGTGAAGGTGTAACCACAGGATCTGTAAAGATAAATGGAGCTAATGCATAGTCATTTGTACCTTGTGGTACTACTAACTCATTAGGTAACGGTACTGGTATAATTGAATATACTCATACTAATACTAATGCAGAAGGCGGATCTACTGGTACTAAAACAGTTAATGTTCCTAGATACCGCGGTATTGAGAATCCATTTGGTCATGTATGGAAGAATGTAATTGATGTAGTAATTGCTGGTACTGATAACAGTGTATATATCTGCAAAGACTATACTAAGTTTGGTATGTTTGAAGGAGATGATAATCCTACAGCAGAACAGTTAATTGCAGCAGGTTATGAATTACAAGACTTTAAAGAAAGTACAATTACTGGTCAATATGTAAAAAAACTCGTTAATAATAATTAGGCAGATCTATTCCCAACTGTAGTAGGAAATGGAGCTAGTGCTACAACTTATTATTGTGATTATCACTGGACGAATGCTACAGCTACTCCTAGAACACTTCTCATCGGCGGTGACTCGGAGGGTGGGCCTAGTGCAGGTTTGTTCCATTTGAATTCTCACAATGGGTTGGACGTTTCCTCTGCTGATGTCGGGACTCGAATTACCTTCTATGGTGAACCGGCATTGCCAGCTGCTCCAGCTACATTAGAGTTAAATGATGAGGATTATGAACAATTGGATTCTATAGAATCTGAAGAAAACTGGTTTTAATTAACCAATAAAAGGTTGCAGTCGTGAGTAAATCAGCAGTAACTCAGACAATGAGTCTAATGCAGGTTTGTTCAATTTGAATTCTAACAATGAGTTAGACAATTCCAATGCTAATGTCAGGACACTGAAATACGTAAAAAAATTATAAACTGACAAAAAATCAAGGGCTGAACCTTACCTCTTGGTAAAATATGACATGCTTCTTGAACGCATTGGTAGCGAAAGCGAAGATGCGCGAAGGTATTTCAGAAAGAATTATTTATGAAGAGATATAATAATTTATTTGATAAGATAGTTAATATAGATAATCTGTATCTTGCAGATAAAAAAGCTAGAAAGAATAAATCTAATAGAAAAGACATTAAGTAGTTTGATTAGAATAAAGAAGAATTACTTAAGAAGCTATAGCAAGATCTAATTAATGGTACTTATAAAACTTCTGATTATGATACATTTATAATCAGAGAACCTAAAGAAAGATTAATATTTAAGTTACCTTATTATCCAGATAGAATAGTACACCATGCTGTGATGAATATAATGGAACCTATATGGGTATCTATCTTTATTAAAAATACTTATAGTTGTATTAAACACAGAGGAATACATGAGGCACTACAGGATGTTAGAGAAGCTTTAAAAGATACAGATAATACTACATATTGTCTCAAATTAGATATTAAAAAGTTTTATCCTAGTATAAATCATGAAGTATTAAAAGAAATAATAAGAAAGAAGATAAAGGATTAGAAATTACTATAGCTTCTAGATGAAATAATTGATTCTGCTGATGGCGTACCCATTGGAAATTATTTATCACAGTTCTTTGCTAATCTATACTTATCTTACTTTGACCACTGGATTAAAGAAGATAAGAAAGTAAGATACTACTTTAGATATGCAGATGATATAGTAATATTACATAACAATAAAGAATACTTGTGGTAGTTATTTGAAGAGATGAAATAGTATCTAGCTACTTTAAAGTTAGTATTCGAAGATAATTATCAAGTATTTAAAGTAGAAGATAGAGGAATATCTTTTGTAGGATATATAATAAGACATGATTATACATTAGTAAGAAAGAATATTAAGCGTAGCATGTGTAGAAAAGCAGCTAGATTAAGTAGAAAGAAACACATTACAATAGAAGATTATAAGCAACAAATGTGTAGTCATATAGGTTGGATTAAGCATTGTAATGGCATTAACTTACTAAAGAAGATATTACGCTATAAAGAGCTATTAGTTTATGCAAGAAGATTTTCAAAACAGAAACCTTAAATAAACCTTATCGTTATATAATTATAATCTCAAACGAAATTTCGAGCCCTCTCAGATTTTACTCCCCTTTCTAATCTGTCAGGGCTTTTTGATTACTTACATTTATCAAACTACTATCTATGAATTATTATCAGTTAGGAGAACAAACAATGCCAATATTTAAGAACATGTTTAGCAGTGTAGAGAAGTTTACTGCCGGAGCTTTAGGCGGTTTAATATCTTTATACTCTCCCGTATATGTTCCTATACTAGCTTTAGCTGCTATTATTATCATAGATACTATTTATGATTGCAAAGCAAATAAAAAAAGTAAATACAAAGAAGGTGATGTAATTGCTAATTCTAAGAGATTATTTTCAAAGATATTCTATAAGTTACGTGATTCAGTAGTAGCTATATGTTGCGCTTTCACTATTGAAAAGTTTATAGTAACTTCTATTAATCTTCATGCTGTAGAATTTATAGCAGGTGCTATAGCAATCGTAGAATTCTTTACGTTACTTGAGAACTTAGGTAAATTACATCCTAAATGGAAAATATGGGATATACTTAAGAAGTTAGTAAAGAAAAAGGGGGAATAGATTTTAGATGTAAAACTTGACGAATTCACAGATGATACCAATAGTAAAGTTAATAGTTGATTGGTTTACAAAGAATTTCAGAGCAGTCGCAGTAGGTTTAGTTAGTTTACTTATTGCGACTGTTTTTGTTTAGAACCATTAGCTACAAAAGAAGAATAAAGAGATTGACAGAATAACTAACAATGTCAGAGCTTACGAGCAATTAGCATCCTAGAAAGAATAGTTAAACAGAGTACTATAGCTTACTATAGAAGAACTAAATACTAGTAATGATAGTTTATTAAAAGAAGCTAAGGATGCTTAGAAAAAGCTTAAAATCAAAGACAAGAACCTAACTGATGTAAATGTAATCAATACTGAGATTAAAGACTCTGTTAGAACTATTATAAAGCACAAGCTAATAGATTTTGACGAAGAACTTAAAATTAATCCATTAACAACTATCATAGTTAGTAGAAAGGACTCAATCCTTAAAGCCACATTAGATATTAAGAATCAATAGATTCTGTTTGTAGAGGAAAAGAAAGAATACAAGAACAAGTACCGTAATGGCTTCGTTAGGTTCTTCCATTTTGATTGGAAGAAGATACGTACCAAAAAATATCAGATAGTTAACAGTAATCCAATAATCAAGGTAACCAATACTCGTATAATTGAGTTACCTAAATAATAATCAATATATTCAATAATATTAATCAATAATAATATGCATAGAATATTTCGTGTAAAGGCTTACGAAGCAGAACACGGTCCTCATTTCAACGAGGAACATGCCCGTAAAGCTGTAAGTAAAATGGAAAATGAGGATGGTACTCGTGGACCGCATTGGTCTATAGAGGAAACCACTACCTTAGCTAATCAGTATGGAGTAAGTCTGGGTAACAGATTTAACCGTTATGATTGGTTCGTAGCACTTAACATGGTTTATTCTGATTATTACAAAGTAATTATAAATATTACTAACTCTAACAGCACTAAGCATTTTGTTGAATTAGCAAAGGCTTGGATCAATGATAAAGACATTGATGAAGGTAAGATGTGGTATTACTATATTTATGTTATGTGTGATAAGATCAGACAAGCTGAAATGGAATGCTATGAGGAAGAAGTTGAAAAGCGTGATAAATACGAAGAAGATGATGACGACGAATTTGAACGTATTGGCTTATTCCGTAGAGGTGGTAGAAGAGGTGGTATGATGCGTGGTGGTCGTAGAGTATATTCTACTAGCAGAGCTAGAGATTATGAAGATGACTACGAACGTATGCTCGAAAGAGAAAAAGAGTACGAACCTTATTCAGAATATGAACGTGGCAAAGCTGTTCGCTACGTTAGATATTAATAAAAATCAATTTTTAAATTAAATCAATTATGTTAGAAGATAGAATTATTGTGCAGGATCGTGGTATTGACGCTGGTCTTGCTGCTCTAATGCAAAACGCTAATAAAGGTATGGATCCGGCTGCTTTGATGGCTATGATGAACAACGGTGGTTTCGGTGGAAACGGCGGTTGGTGGTGGATTTGGATCATTTTGATCTTCTTCTGCTGGGGCGGTTTTGGCGGTAATGGTTTTGGTCGTGGAGGTAATGACGCAGGTCGTCTAGCTTCTCAGCTGAATACTGATGCTAACACTAACCTGTTAATGCAAGCTATTAACGGTAATAAGGAAGCTATAAGCTCACTGTCTAATACCTTAAATTGTGATATTAACGCTGTTCAGACAGCTCTTAATACTATTAATTCTGGTGTAAGTCAGATTTCTTGTGATACTAAATTATCTAGCTGTGAAGTAATTAATGCTATTACTTCTGGTAATGCATCTCTTGCTTCTGAATTAGCCAACTGTTGCTGCACTACTTAGAGATCTATTGACGCTGTAAATAATAACATCACTAAGATGGGTTATGAAAGTCAGTTATCAGTATGTAACCAAACTAATACATTGTAGAACGCAATTACTAGTGGTTTCAACTCATTGATGGCTGATAATGCAGTTAAGTTTAATATTGTAGGTTCTAAGATTGATGCTCAAACACAGATGATCAATGATAAGTTCTGCCAGCTTGAAATGCGTGAAATGCAGAATAAGATTGATACTCTCAGACAAGAGAATAATCAATTAGCTTTATCAGCTTCTCAGCAAGCACAGACTGCTAATATAGTTAGTCAGCTGAAGTCTCCGTGTCCTGTACCAGCATATTTTGTTCCTAATCCTAACTGTTGCCAGTTAGATTATTACAGATATTTGCTTAACAGAGAGACTCCTACGACTCCTGCTGCTTAATAATCAGGGCTCTTAAATGAGCCCTTAAACTTTTTATTATTATGTTATTCAATCAACTAAGTATAGGGGATAAAGTATATATAATTGAAGTAGTTGGCACATTCAAGAAGACTACTGAGTATAATGAAGGTTCTGTTACTCAAGTGAGTACCGTATATGATGAGCCACTGCCACCTGGGCAATTCCCAATGCCAAATTAGCCTAGGAAAAGAATAGTAGATATAACTATATAGTGCAACGGAGAAACTAAAAAGTTCACTATACCTGAGAATAAATCAGTTATTACTGATAGCGCATTAGGTCTTACTATATCTACTGATAAACAAGAAATTATAAATATAGTACGTAACCAATATGATACGTACAAACAAAGAAAAGAAGCCATAGCTAAATGCGATGAAGAAATGGCTAAGTGTTAGACTCTGTTAGATAAGCTTGGAGTAGATAATGAACCAGCTAAAGAGAATGATAAGATAATAGAGTTATAGAAAGAAGTTAACGAATTAAAAAACATAATAAGGAAAGCTAATTAGATGGTGCCACCACCTATGAAGGAAATGCTTCCTTAGGATATGAAGAATGCAATGGATAAGGTTGGTCAATAAGATCAACCTTTTTTTGTTTTAAGCTCGTGTAAGAAACGCTATTAGTTAAGGTAAGGGATTGTAAGCTACAATACGTAAAGTGTCTCTAAACGCCTTAAAATGCGTTTTAAGCTTTATAACGTTATTAGAAATAAGATATGACACTTAACTAGTTAATTGATAATATTCTACTTATTGCTCGCAATAATAATATTGCAGAGTCTGAGCATTTAAGTAGAGCACAAATTGAAAAGTGGATTATAGGTTACAGAGCTATGTTAATAAAGCAAGACATAGATAAAGACAGAGATATAAATGATATGTATCTTACTACTATAGAACCTATCCACTTAGATCGTGAAGAAACTGTACCAGGTTACTTTACTTATGTAGGAGATAAAGAACTCCCTAAGTTAATAGACTTTAACTATAGACCTGGAGTAATAAATGTACGTGATATGTTTGGTAATATAATTTAGATAGGTAGTCGTACTAAAGCTAAATTATAGAAGTGTAGAAAAGCTACATGCAAAGACTATATTGCATGGGTTAAAAACAATAGAATATATGTAGATGGGGATTCTAATCAGCTAGAGTACATTAGCGTAGATGTAATAGCCGAAGACCCCACAGAACTCAACGCTTGTTTTGATCCAGATAGTGAATTTCCTATACCATCTGCAATGATACCAGTAATAACACAAATGATAATGCAAAGAGAATTATCTGTTATGATTACTATGCCTAGTGATGATAGTAATGATGCACATGATGATACGCAGAATAGAGTTAATAATAAATGAGAGAGAGATTAAAATATTAGAGAAAGTGCTATACTATTGCCGATTATTATATAAGCTATAAGGAGTACATAGAACCTAATACTTAGTATGATGTAGATTTAAAGACTTTTAAAGCTATAGTTACTGATTACTTTAAATACATTAAAAACGAAATAATGTATGAATGTAAAGAAGTAAAGTTACCCTGCAGATTAGGTACTTTGCAAATCATAAAGCATCAACCTAAAGAGTATTCAGGTAAAAGCCTTAGATGGGATTGGAAAGCTACTAAAGAAATAGGTAAACCAGTATATTTACTTAACGAGCATAGTAATGGATGGAAGTACAGATTCTTCTGGTCTAAACAAGGATGCTTACTAACTAATAAAGGTAAATATCAATTTATAGCATGTCGAGATAATAAACGAGAGTTAGCTAAAATAATTTTTAATAGATTAAAAGATTATCCTGAAAAATGATAAACAATCGAATGATTAGCTCTGCATCTGTAGTTGCTAAAGTAATTGCTGATTTGGATCTTAAAGAAGATTAGATTAGAATTACTGATATCCGTGAATGGATTATGGAAGGAATACTTAAGATAGGAGCTATACAATAGTATGAGCATAAGGTAGCTATACTACCAATAGAATGCCATTAGGTTGCTTTACCTTGTGATTTATATAAATTAGGTCAAGTAGCATTTTCATTCTGTGATGGAGGAGGGTGGTTGCCTATGAGAAAAGCTACTTCTAGTTTTGGAGTATTCCATGACCGTGAATGTAGTAATGAACCTTGTATGTTAATTCCAGATACTGCAATGTTTCCGTTAGTAAAGAATATGTTCAATTTAAATACTGATAGAGAAGCATTAGATAAGTTAAATGAAGATACTAATTTACGGCAAACATTAAGTATATTACTTAATCAATGGACAGTAGGTACAGTAAATGGTAAATTTGTTCCTGGGGTAGTAGATCATAGAGATAGTACTATGTTTAGTAATGAATTACAGTATACTACTAAACCTGGTTATATTAATACATGCATGCCTAGAGGATTTGTTAAAATATCCTATTATGCTATATATACTGATGAAGATAGTATGCCAATGATACCAGACTTAGAGTCTTATAAAGAAGCTATATACTGGTACGTCACTATGAAACTAATGTATCCGAAGAAATTAAAAGGTCAAATAAGCTAGGGAGATTACTATGATATACGTAATTCTTACAACTTCTATCGTAAGTAGGCATATGCAGAAGCAATGATGCCCACTGTAGATGATTTAGAAACTATTAGTAATATCTATACTAAGTTATATCCTGAAATTAATGACCACAATATGTTCTTTTCTACTAGTGGAGATGAACAAAATATTTACAATTAGAATAGATTATGATAAGTAATACTGCACAAGTTAATACATTTACAGGAGGTCTTAATATGGACCAAGATGTAAATTTGATACCGGATACTCAGTATAGATATGCTGAGGATGTCCGTGTTGTCACCAATGATGGAGGAACTACGGGAGTATTACAAAGTATAGAGAACCCTAGAAGATACGATACTATTATACCTAAAGATGAGACTATAATAGGTACTACTACTATAAATGATATTGCAGTAGTAATAACTAAAACATCTGATAACATTAATAAGATATACAGATTAATGGGGTTTGATAGTAATATGCCTCAAATTAAATTAGTATGTAAAGGAGCTCTAGGTTTATGTGAAGATTTATCTAAAAATCCCACCTTAAGTATAGTAGGTAACTATGAATCAGATACTAATATAAAAATATACTTTACTGATGGAAATAGTCCCATCAAGATTGTTAATATAATGAGTAATGATTATATAGACAATTCCAATCTTATAGATGAGAATGGAAATATAATTAATCCTGGTTCATTAGAAATAACACCTGTAGTAAGTTTATTACCATTTAAATTCCGTTGGTTATCTGAAGGTAATCTTAAAGCTGGAATGGTAACGTATTGTTACTAGCTTTTTAACGTACATGGCACTGAGACTGTTACTTCTCCAATGAGCGAGTTAATTCACTTAACTAATAGTGTAACTAGCCAAGGTAGTTCTGAATATAAAGGCACTGGTCTAAATAAAGCATCAAATAAGTCAGTAATGCTATCTACTGAATTATCTCTTTAGGACTTTAATAAGTTAAGAGTAATTCGTATATTTTATGAATAGAATAATGCTACTCCTACTATTAGTATAGTAGATGAGATAGATATACCAGATGGTCAGACAAATATACAGTATGTAGATTATGGAGCTACTTTAAGTGATATATCTGTAGATGAGTTCAATGCTATGACTGGTTATCAATTTATAGCGTAGACTCTTGCTAAAATGCAAAATAGATTATTTGCAGCTAATGTAACAGAGAACACTTGGATACCAGAAGATGAATATGGTAACGATTATGATGCTAGAGCTTATAGAGCTAACTCAGAAGGAATTGTATAGCTGTTATCTAGTCTAGATAGTAATAATATTCGTATATCTATAACAGATGATGAAGCTATTAAACGCATTCCTACTACTCATGATTGTATAAATCCATTTAATAATGTAAAGTATACTAAGGATGCATCTAATTCTTAGAATACATACATATACAATAAGGATGGTGAATTAGGCGGTTATGGTATTAATATAGAGTATTCCTTTGTAACTACAGATATAAATCTAAGTAGTAAACAAGATAAGTTTAGATTGAATCAATCCTGTAGTATGGATGTACCTACTGTTAGAAATAATACTAGGTATATAAACAGAGGCGATAATAAAATGCCTGAAATAGTACAGCCTACTGAAGAATAGAAGAATAATCCATATATACCCAATTATGCTGATCCATATATAGCTGCTAATTATAGAGGATACTAGAGAGATGAAGTATATAGATTTGGTATAATATTCTATAATGATAAATCTGTAGCTTCTCCTGTACTCTGGATAGGCGACATTAGAATGCCTCATGCTTCTCAAATGCCTCCGTTTAGATATGAGAACAATACACTTATAGGTAATGCTTTAGGTATAGAATTTAAAGTAAAGAAAATGCCGGTTGGCGCAGTAAGTTATGAAATAGTTCGTTGTGATAGAACTGAACGTGATAGAACTGTGCTTATGTAGACTATAGGTAGTTACGTATATGAGTATCGAATTCAAGAGTAGGATAAGTGGGTCGGTCAAGGATCTGAGTTAGATAGTAGTTTGGAAATGAGACCTACACCTTTCTTCTGTAGTTTGATTGGTGAACAGCTAGCAATATCAACAGGTACAGCTGAAGACGTTGGTAATTTCTCTCTTACTATGAGGGCAAATGATTATATACGCCTCGTATCTCCAGAGATATGTATACAAGGGGATGATGTAACTAGACTATTTGAAGGTAGTGTGTACCTAGATGGAATTGGTTCATACTATTCCCCATTCGTTGGTGGAAAAGTAAACGATAACAAATTTGATGATTTTAAAGACAACTACACTAATGGTAATACTATAGGTAATAGTGTAAGCCGTAGTATATTCGCTGCAGCAGATTATGTTACCCAGGTAAACGGAGAAGTATTACAACAAGATACTGTACCATATGTAGGCTATGGTAGAAGATGGGATCTTAATGTGTTAGCTGTGGGATTCCCTTATCAAGATAGTAGAGGCAAGAAGGTATATCGCGGAGCATCTATAGCTAAATACTTTGTTCCATCCTTTGGTCAGTCTCAAGATATATCATACATAGAAGACGCTAAATATCCACCTAATATAGACTATAACATGTATGGAGCTCCTGATGTTGTAGCTAAAAGAATAAATGTTGGTAATAGAACTTATACTAATTATTCTATGTCTGACTTTATTCATAACGACAATCAGTCATTACAAGGTCCAGCTGGTCCATGTATCATAGCTCATGTGCCTGAATTAAGTAATACATTTACAGGTTTTAATAGTGTACCTACTAATAAGTATTCTGAACTTCATCCTTTTGATGCTACTAATGCTATTCCTGTATTTAATATTAAACGTGATGGTAATTCCATATATGGTGGTAATACGTTTTCATCTAGATAGAATTCAGTATATATAAGTATATCTGCACACGATAGTAAATATGTATTCGGAGGGGATACTTATCTAAGCCTGTTAGATTATCCTAATACTATGTTGTTCCAATTGCCTGATGCTAAGGAATGGGATGGTATGAAAAACTACATAGGATCTTATATACCATTTGAGAGTACTGTTAATATGAATTTATTCCACGGTGATTAGATTCATAGAACCGTAACTAGTTCAAACTTTGCAGATTCTTGGTTATAGTTAGAGCCTACATAGATGCAAGATATACATGTACAGGATCTTCCTTACTTTGTATATAACTCTGTTTACTCAGCATAGAATACTGGTAAACTGTATGTACCTAATTCTATGTATGCTGATAAGAATGTTAAATATACTAACAGAATATTAACATCATAGGCTAAAACCAATAATGAAGTAATAGATCAATGGTCTAAATTTAAAGTAGCTGATTACTTAGATGTAGATAATCAATGGGGTAGTATAACTAACCTTAAAGTATTTAAAGACAGACTGTTTTATTTTTAGAATACAGGACTGGGTATAGCATCTGTTAACGAAAGGTCACTTATTACTGATGATAATGTTAATCAATTAGTATTAGGTACTGGCGGTATACTTAGTAGATTTGATTATGTAACTACTACTAACGGTTCTTCTATTAAGAACGATAAGAGTATAACTAATTCAGATAATGTACTATATTGGTATGATTATGATAAGAATGAGTTATGTTCTTATACAGGACAAGTAAGTTAGCTATCTAAAGAAAAACAAGTACAATCTTACTTTAATAAAAACATTAAGGAAGATAGAACAAAAGCTATGTCCTTGTTTGATAAGAAATATAATGAGGTGTGGTTTAATATATTAAACAAACCGTTAATATTTAATGAGCAGTTAGGTAGATTTACATCTTTCTATACATTTAATCCTAAATGGTCGTTACCTATTTCTGATAGAGTAGTAGCAATAAAAGATAATGAACTACATACTTTACATGATACTGGAGTAATAGGTTTAACTCCTTTAGATAGAAAAGCTAAATTATAGTTAGTCGTCAATAAAAATGCTCCTTATACTAAAGTATATGATAATATTAGATTACAAGGAGAATTTAGAGATGGCAATCAAAAAACTATTAAAGATGATATCATAGATTATATGAAGTTCAGTACTAAACATCAAGAAGCTATTAGAGAACATACTGAATAGGAGCTCGATGAAGAAGGAAGTATCATTACTCCTGAACAGCATATAATAACTGATTATAGAGAAGATACGTTTAGATTCCCAGTACCTAGAGCAGATAAGAATGAAGATGAGTTATCACTACCTGCTAGACTGAGAGGTAAGTATATGATCTGTGATTATGAGTTAGATTCCGATATAGATCATACTTTTGAAATACCGTAGATTACAACAACATATAGAAATTCATTAATTTAATATGAAAAGTAAAAAGAAAACAAAAGTACCAGCATATGCATTTGGAACTCAATTTAAAGAAATTGGGAATAATACGCTTGAAAATGCTCCTGATGTACTAAATACTTTAATAACACCATTTTAGAAATCTAATGCTACTACAGGAGGGCAAGCTGTTGCACAGTCTATAGGTGATATAACTAGTGGTGCAGCCACTGGTTATAAGGTTGCTGGTCCAATTGGTGCTGCTGTAGGAGCAGGTGTAGGTTTAATAGGTAGATCTGGTGAAGAAGCTAAAATGACTTCATTTACGGATTATGATGAAGGTAGCCTTGGTAGTGGTCTAATTGGAGCATTCGGTAATAGAAGATTACGTAGAAAGAGAGCAGCAATTAAGAAGAATGCATATAGTAATAGAGCTGCTGTACAAGGTACTAATTACCTACAAAGTGAAGCATATGATGATATGATAGGGATGAATACAGATACTATGGCCAATGGAGGAATGTCTTCCTCTTTAGCTTACGTAGATGATGGTGAATTAATATAGACTCCAGACGGAAGTATAAGTAAAGTACCAGAGAACAATAAACCTACTGACAGTAATTTAGTTAGTTTACCTGAAGGCAGTAGAGTATTAAGTGACAAACTTAAAGTACCTGGTAGAAAAGAAACATTTGCACAACTTGGTGAGAAAATGATGGCAAAAAAGAAAAGTAAGTACAATGACAGATTTGCAGAGAATTCAGCAAAACTAAATGAAATGAACAATAATATGATTCATGATTAGTTGTTTGCTATGTAGGAATCTGTTAAACAAAGTAAAGGTATTAAACCTAAGACTAAGTAGATACAAGCAGCTGCTTTAGGTGATGAGATTAAACCTGGTTTAGGAGATAGAATAGTAGATGCTATCTATAATCCTAATCGTAAATGGGGTGCTGGAGTGCAGTGGGGAACTGGTAATAATCAATGGTATCATGTACCAGTTAATCCTAATAATACACAACCACGTAGACGTAAAGCAACTTCTACTTCTACAAATACGGGATTAATTGATGAAGGTAAACCAGAGTTACCGTTTACTTGGTATGGTACAGTTAACCCGTTAAAACCAAAACATCCAGAACTATTAACTGCTACTAATGATGAAATGGCAGGTTTAGGAGACGCTCTTACTTCTCAGGCAGATAAGGTTACCACTTTACCTAAAAGTAATGCTTATAACAAACCTGAGCCTGAAAATAATAAATTTGATTGGGGTTCTGCTTTGTCAGGTATGGCTTCTTTAGCTCCTATTATGTCTAATCTATTTACTGGTAGACCTGAAACAGTTGATGCAGTATATAATCCATATGCTACTAGCATTACTAATACTATGCGTAGACGTAGATATGATATTAATCCTGCCATTGAGGACTTAAATCGTAATAGAGCTACTAGTAATTATAATGCTAGCCAAATTAATACTAATACAGGAGCTAATTTAGCTTATAGATTACAATCAGCTGTTAATACTGATAGAGCTATAGCTAGTTTAAGATCTCAAGAAAGTAATGTTAATAACCAATACTTAGGTGATTATGCCAATACTATGAATAGTTTAGGACAGCAATGGGTTAATGCTACAAATATAGCTAACGAGGCTAATGCTCAAAACAGAGCTACTACTAGAAACATACGCAGAGCTGGTTTAAGTCAGTTAAGTCAATGGGCTCAGAATAGAGAATTGATGCGTAACCAGAAAGCTAGAGATATGGAAATGTGGCCTCTGTACCAAAGATTCTTACAAGCTGGTTTTACTGAGGATGATCTCAGAGCTATGATGAATTCTAACCGTAATACAATAAGTAGAAAAGGAGGTAAATGATGCAAGCTAATAGATATGATAGAGCTGCAGAAGCTCCCATAATGAATACCTATGTACCAATTAATTTTGGTGAATTGTATAGAATAGGTTAGGCGCAAAGACAAGCTGTTGAACAAGCTGCTAACGAATTCACTAATACTGTTAGTAAGTTTGGAGAATTTCAATCTCCTTCTGCTGTAGATACTTAGAGATACTATGAGAACTCTTTAGGAAAGATAAGAGACTTAATAGATGAAGCTGCTACTAATCCAGATGCAATGAAAGATGCTAACTTTAGAGCTAGATTGAATTCTCGTATTGCTAATCTTGATTATGCTACTCTCAGTAATTTAAAGCAAAGTAGAGAGGGAATGTTAGCAAGACAAAAGGCTAATTAGGAATTAATGATAAAGGGGATGTATAATCCTCTTTGGCATGATGTGGATTTCACTAACTATAACACAGTAGATAGTGGAATATTTAATGACGTAGCTCCTTTAGCTTATAAATCTGAAGTAGACTTAGTGAGACCATATGTAGATAATCTGAAAGCTAGTTTCATGGGAGTTAAAGATGGATGGATTCATCAAGGAGTTTCTACTGATAGAACAGATTATGAAATACAAAGAAACTTATCTAGTATATAGAATACTCCAGAATATCAAAAGCATTTAGAAGTATTACAAAGACAAGGTCTTAGTAGACAGGATGCTGAAGAGCAACTTAATAGAACACTTATTACAGCAGGTAGAGAATTTGCTTATGACCAAGCAGAACGTGATCCAATGGCTGTAGCATTAGCTAGAAGAGCAGGCGCAGGAAGTCAACAGAATCGTTTACTTAATCTAACTGACCAATTAGAGTTAACAGCAAGAGATACTTTTGCTTCAGCTTTAAAAGATGCACCTACAGTTCAAGATGCTAGAAAGAAACTCAATGATATGTTTACTCTTAGTGCTAAAACTAATAACAGTTTAAATAGTGCAATTAACGATGTTATTGGAACTTTAAGTAGTGGTATAGGTGCTGAGGCAAATGAAGTATTAACTGCTCAAGGAACTCAGACGGGTAAGATGACTTCTCAAGGTTGGAGAGTAGGTAATTCTTCTTCTGAGTTCTTACTTAGAAAACGTCTTGCTGAGAATTTAATGGATAGAAAGATTGGTAGTAGTAGTAAGTTACAAGATGATTTTGAAAAGGGGCAGTTTAAGAATTTCTTAGTAGCTGGAACTCCGAATATTACTACAGATGGTTCAAACATATTCCATAATAAATACATTTTTATTCCTAAATCAGAAATAGATAAAGGTAAATATACAGCTAGAGATCTAGCAGAAGTACAAGGAGATTGGGTAAATCTCGACGAAGATCAGGTAAGAGTAACTGAATCTACAAATGATTATGGTGAAACTAGAACTTCGATTAATACCGCTCTTAAACAAGGCACTTATTTAAGAATTCCAGTAAGTACAGTTGTACCCAGACGCGGTTTAGAAGCAGTTGAGAATGATGCGTTACATGCTAAGAGTAGAAACATAGGACAAGACATTAGAGATGTAATGCAAGCTCAATCTGAAAGTAACAGACTATTTTAATATAATATTATGAGTAGACAATAGAACTATACTCTAGGTAAAAATACAGATAATAATATCGCTAGTGAATACCCTAATTATACCTTACAAGGTGATTATGGGTATTCATACGATTCTAGATCAGATTATTACCAAAGAAGATTAGAAGATAGAGAGAACGATATAAACTACGATAATAAAACTACTAATGAAGATTCTACAAAAGATAGTAAAAGTAGAATATCTAATTGGTGGACATCTAGAAGTATGCCTGAATTACTTCAGTCTAGTGAAGATGCAGATGGTAAGTCTAAGAATATTACTGTGCTAGATTATATGCATGATAAAGCTGAGAAGTCTGGAGACGTAAAAGCTTTAGATGTATATCGTAGTTTTATGGAGAAAAAGGATCAATCTAGATTAAGTAGATTATAGAATGAAGTTAGAGAAGGTGAAGCTAACTATTTAAATTCTATTAATCTAGCTAAAGATTATCTTACAAGTAAACAAGAATTAATTGATTTACAAAGATAGATTGATTCTGCAACAGACTGGACACCTACACAAATTCAATCAGCTCAAAATAGAATAATTGAATTAGAGGATAATATTAAGAACATAGAAGATGGTGTAAATCAATTAGATTAGAATGGTAATATTATTTATCATCAACCTGGTTTAAAGGAATTAGCCAGAACTAATCCGTATTTACAGGATATATTCTATGAGACTAGACCTGGTAAATTATTCAGTACTGATAAATTTGGTTCTGCAGCAGACTTGTGGAAATACTATAGTTTTGACTGGTTAGCAGAAGATTATATGGGTGATCTTAATCCTGGTAATAACTTCAAGCACCTATTAGCTAATGACGGTATAAACGATGCAATCTTTGGAAGAACTCATCAACTATCTCCAGATCAAATAGAATATATGTGGAGTAGTAAGAACCAGGGTAATAATCTAGCGAAGCAGATTGAATAGCTTGATAATGCTGAAAAGGTTGTAAGTTCTCGTTTAGCTGATAAAAATCAGTAGATACAAAGTATGATACATACTTTAAAACACGGTAATTGGTTGTATGACCCAAGTAAGATATCTGCTGAGTTTAGAGAAAAGCAAGAGAATAATCAAATATCTGCATTTAATCCAGAATCTTGGGTTTATGCTTTACCAGAATTAGGTACTAGTTATTCTGAATTTGGAGCTATGCTAGGACAATTTGGTACTAGTATGGCTGCTAAATGGGCATCTAAAGCTGTTATGGCTGCAGGTTCTGGTGGTACTGCTCCTTTATTAATCGGTGCTGCAGAATTAGCTACTCAAGCTGCTATTACTAATTACACTCGTAATTCAGAAACTCAAGCTGAAGTATTTGATTCATTTAAGTAGAGAGTATTAGAAGGCGCAGATTAGATGAGAATTAATTTGCCTAGTGTAATACAATCTGCAGATGAACAGTTAAAAGCCAGAGGCTTTGATACTTCTGAGATGACAGATTATGAAGTATTAGAAAATGCTTTATCTCAAAATATAATTACTCCTGATGCTAATTTTAATCAGTTAGTAAATGATTCTCAGAAGGGGTTAGATGTAGTTAGATAGACTAATCAAGCTTTAATGTTATCTGACTTAGCTCAAGGTATGTTTATGTTTGGTGGTTCATATATGAAGAACTACTTTGGATTATAGAAAGCTGCTAAAAGAGCTGTAGGTAATCGCAATATATCCTCTGGATTAGAAACTGCTGTAATTGATAGATTACGTAAGGATGATTTGTATGCAGCAGCTGATGGTATTATAGATCGTACTATTGCTAGAGCTGTAGATAAAGCTTGGAAAACTCCCGGAGGTAAAACTAGAGCATACAATGCTATAAGTAATCTCACCAATATTGGTAAGAAATTAGGTGTTTCTTACTTTATGGAAAAGACAGAAGAGGGTCAACAAGGAGTAGTAAGCAATTATTATAGAACAGGTAAGTATGATAATGCTGGAGATTATAGTCTATTGTAGGGAGCTGCAAATGCTCTAAAATTAGCCGGTGAAGCCCATATGGCATACTATGGTATTCATCCAGATGAGAATTTGAATAGTGATGCTGACTTACGTAAGTCTATGGATATAGGTGGATTTACTGGATTATTCATGTCCGGAGTATTTAGTTCACCTGATGTGTATAGTGCTACTGCTCAATATCTTACAGATAGTAATTTGAGAGGGTATATTGCTGATGGCTATGGTAATGCGGAAAAACAGAATAAGGTAGAGCAGTTTATGAATGCTGCTAGTTCTGATGGAAGAAAAGGTTATTCTAGAATAATCAATAACTTAGAAACACTTAAGGATAAGTTTAAACCTGAAGGTGTTACTAATGAAATGATTGATGAAGATATAAGATTAGTAAATAATATAGAAAGATTATCTAATAATAAGCCTTTACGTAGTATAACTGATGAACTAGGAATAAACAGTAATGACTTTATATCTGTAGTAAAGAATGCTGTATATATTCAAGATAGACTGAAGAATGCTAGTGAAGCATCTGAAGCCTCTACTAGAGAAATAGAAAGTGTTGTTCAGAAAATAAGAGAAGATGCTGACTTAAAAGAAGAAATAAAGCAACATTATTCAGATTACTTAGCTCGCTATGATAAAAAACGTAGTGACAGAAGAAGATAGATAGTTAATGATTTGCCTGCATCTGATATTACTTCCAGAAGCAAAAAAGAATTATCTGAATATGTAGACCAATTACTGGGTGAAAGAAATGTACTATCTGAAGAAGAGTATGCTAACGAATTCATGGGTAGAATGGTTGCTGTTCAAGATTATAATGACTTACTTACTCTTAGAGATGAACTTAATTTAAGAAAGCAAGATTTACAAAGACTAAAATAGGATAAGAATTTAGATGTAAATGTAGATGGTATATCTGGTATTATAAGGTATGTAGAATCTCAAATAGAGGAACGTAAACCAGTTATACAGCGATTCTTAGGAGAAGAAGTAGGAGAACAAGTTATTGACCTTGGTTTAACTGTTCCTTTTGCAGATTAGTTATCTGTAGCTACTGTAAGTAAGTACGTTAATGACGGAGCGAGAGCTGATTTATTTGCACATGCTTTAGCGTATACTACTGGAAAGTATGTAGGAGATACTAGATTATATAAACCTACTTATAATAATCTTACTGAAGAACAGTAGAAGCAAATACTTACTACTCAAATGCATGCTGATAGAATCAATGGTAAGACTAGAACTTCTGATCAAATCATATAGGATTATGATAACTCTATAAATGAAGAATGGAGTAAAGATGATAAACTCGCTGACTAGGATTTAGTACAGCGTAAAAGAGCTATGTCTGTTATTCAGAAAGATTTACAGCGTAAAAAAAATCAAGAGCAAGTAAGTAGAGAAGAGATAGCCGAAGATACTGGTAATTTAGCAGACATAGAACAAGGAACTCCTAATACTGAAACAAAAGCTCCAGAGGTTGCTCCTATGGATGAAGTAGAAGAAGTTACTATACCGGATGTATAGGTAGCTGAATAGGAGATAAGTAGTCTAGAAGATCAACTGAACATGTTAGAGGAAGCTATAGAAGGTTCTCCTTTACAAGATAGAGTGAGTGTAGATGAGGTAGAAGCTGATGTGGAGATGGATGGCGTTACTAATACTAATCAAGATATAGAAGATGAAGTACAGATGCAGAATCCAGCTGAAGAAGTTACATCAGTAGAACCTACGGATATTGCTGAAGAAGTAGAAGAATAGCAGATAGATGATTCTACTACTGAAGAATCTCAAGAACAGCAGGAAGAAGTAGATGATACTCAATTTGCTCCTGCTGAAGAATCAACATAGGATGAAGAGGAAGGGTCTGCAGAATAGCCTACAGTAATGGAAGTAGAGGATACTCCTGCAGCTTCAGATATTGTTCCTCAAGTAGAAAATCCAGTAAATGTTACAGAAGTAGAGGATACTCCAAAATCTGATGAAATTTTTTATGATGCTTAGAATGATTAGCTAGTATATATGCCTGATGGCAATCCTGAAAATGGCATACCAGTAAATGACCAAGATATATTAGAACAATCGGCATTTGAGGAATCATATGATTTTGATTCTAGATTATAGGGTCCTTCTTCATATTATAATAGATCAGCTAATGGTTGGGTATCTGCTAGAAAGAAATTTAGAAGATTACATATAGCTAATACTTTCTTCTTTCAACCTAATACAGATGAAGTTATGCCTATTACTGTAGCTGGTAAATCTGTATAGTTTATAGGTAAAGATGGAGGTAAGGTTGATAGAAGACCAGGTAAAGAATTAGCTGATAATTTAGCTATTCCGGGATGGTTATCAACAGCTGATGATATATACTTTGTAGTTACTTCCTTTAAACACGATATGTCATTTGATAGTGCTATAGATAATTTAGCTATTCACGTGATGATAGAGAAGGATGGTAAACTGTATAATGCATCTGTTAGAGCAATCAATTAGAGTCTGTATGACCGTATGAGAGATACGGAAATGACTTAGGATGAAATAGATGAGTAGATATAGAAGTTAAGAGAATTGAGAGCTAAGATAATTAAGGCTTACGCTCCAGAATATTCTACTACTAAGACATTGCCATTAACTGCTAGGAAGCATGTTAAACCTGTAGGAATAAGAATAAGTAATGGTCAGCTTGATAATCAAGTAGATGAGGCTGGATTACCAAAGTTTAGAAAGTTAACCGAAGTAAGTGATTTTGGTATAACTGAAGATGCTATTGCTATGTCTGAACAAATAACCAGTGGGGATATTCAGTTTGGATATGGTACTGGTCCATTTGGTGTTGATCCTTTCTCTATAGATGATATGTTTACTAGAGATAAGACTGAAACACAAGGTATAGGTTATGCTGGTAAAATATACTTTATACCTAAACCTGAAAATACTCCTTCTGGTACTGCTACATTACCTATTATGTTATCTGAGGAATTGCATAGAATACCTGGAGTAAATAATCCGGAGCAGGTTAAATTAGCCTTCAATGCAGATGGCACTCAAAATGTAGATGAGCAAGGAAAGCCAGTTACTCCTTCTACTGCTGAGTTAATATTTAATATTATTACTGGTAAAACATCAGTAAGAGGTTCTAGTGCAAAGATAATTGATTCTTTCTTGTTATCATTATTAGCTAATAGTGGTTCTAATACATTTACTAATGGTTTAGAAGGAGTAGAAAGAATTAAATATAATTTCTTAGTAAGAAAGCAATTAGGCATATATACTGACGATAAAGGTAATAAATTCTTTGTTAACGGATATCATAGTGAAGATGCTACTACCTATACTCAAAATGGTCCTAGAACTGAAAAGAGATTTAGTACACAATTTACTAACTTAGCTACTTTAACAGATTTTGAAAAGAGGAGAATAGTATTCTAGATTTCATAGAATATACACTGGAATACTGATAAGGATGTACTGATGTCCAAATTCCCTCAAGAATTTATAAATCTGTTAGTATCTATAGCCAATAGTTCTCCTAATTTAGTAAAGGATGAAAACAGTAGAATACCTATATTCTCTAAAGACTTAACTTTCTCTTTAAAAGAAATAGGTTATACTTTTAAGGATGGTAAAGCTGAAAAAGTATCTGATTCTCCTTTAGTAATTACTTGGGCTATCAACAACGGAATATTAAAGACAGATTTGGGTGAACATGCATTCTATGCTCCATTTATATATGCAGATGATGCCGCTATAAATAAAGAAGAATTATAGAAACAACAAGATAAACCTAAACCCACTGTTAATACTCAAGATAAGGTCATAGAAGAAGTAAGTGAACCTTCTCAAGCTAAGACAGCTAGTGGTAAGAAAGTTGTGATTGCTGAAAGAGCTACTTCTGAGAATCTTGAAAAATACGGTTTAAGTATACCTAACAATGGTATGAAAGAAAGTCAATACCTTAAATGGGGTATTGTTCTCAATCCTAAGACTGGTAAAAGAGAAGTTACTCTTACTCCAATTAAGTTCTTAGGTGGTCTTAAGTCAACCATTAAAGGTAGAGGTAAGTTTAATGAAGATTCTGCTAAGAAGTGGTTATTTGATAAGTTAGGTATAGATAGTGATCAGATATTAGTAACAGACCAAATGATTAAGTTTGGAGCTAATGAAGAGGCATATGGTTTATTTAGTGTAGTAATGGATGCACTATCTAATGAATTAATACCACGTATATCTTTATCTAGACAATCTGGATCAGGTGTAGAATATCACGAAGCATTTCACTATGTAACTCAAATGCTATTGAGCGAGCAATAGAGAACTAAATTGTATCAAGAATATTCTAAATCTAAGAGAAGTGCTAGAAATCTTACTCAAGATGAAGCAGAAGAAGCTCTTGCTGAAGAATTCCGTAATTACGCTAAGGATCAAAATGGTAAAGGTCTATTATATAATATTATTAGAATTTTTAAGAAGATATATAATACGTTATACTTCTGGAATTCTCATAGAAATATAATTAGAGCTTTCTTTAAGAGTATAAATGACGGTTAGTTTAAGGATTATAAAGCTTCTAAACAAGCATTAGAAGATTTCTATAGCCGTAAACCAGAAGGTTTGTCTTACTATATACCTGGTTTATCAAAAGAGGAAGAAGCTAAATTACCTCATATAACTGACCCGGATGTATTCTATCATGCCGTTAATTCTCTCACTAGTGGAGCATTATCTATATTTAATATTAGAACTATAGAGGATGTTCACAATCTTAACACTTCTTTATTATTTGACAGATTGCAGTAGAACATAGACTTTGGTTGGATATCTGACGAATATGTAGATATTGCTTAGGATATAGTAAATAATAAAGATATATTTACTAGATATGTTCGTAAAAAGATAGAGCAATTAGGAATTAGAGAAGTAGAGAAAGTAAATAATGAGGAAGAATCTAGATTAAAAGTAGAGACTGGAGAACAATCTGAAAACAATTGGGATAAGAATCAAGGCGAAGTAAGTAAGAAAGATAATGTCAGTTTTAGAGCTAAACTATTCTTCTATTCTATACCTAAGTATGAATACCAATTTGTTGAAAATGAAGAAACTGGTGTTATAACTAAAGAGTTATTCCCTGTACATGATGATATGTTCCAACTCCCTGTAACTGAAGATTTCAATTTTGTATGGAATCAAATTATGGAGAACTTATGGGATATAGATAAGTACTAGGATATAATAGATAGAAGCGCTAATTTAGGTAATACTATTCCTTTCTTTAAATCTTTATATGATATACTTACTTCTGAAGAAGCACCTATATCTGACAATACTAAAACTTAGTTAGAGATAACTATAAAGAGTTCTAAAGTATAGTTAGATACTATTACTACTAAACATCCTAAGATAAATACAAGAGGTAAGTCTGAAGATGAAATAGCTAGTGAAATACAATCTAGCTTAAGAAAATTTAATTGGGTTGTAGAAGATAGTGATAATTTACGTAAAGTAGGTAGACTTCCTGCTAGATGGTCAGGCATGTTCTTTGCATCTGACGCTATAGATAGAACAGATAGCGGTAGACCTTTCATCAAACCAGAGTTTGCTAAATTCTTAAAAGACAGAAGAGGTAAATTAAGTTCTACTTTTAAGATAGTAAGTGATAGAATAAAGAAAGGTAAGCCAGTAGATGATACTAAGATATAGGAAATAAAAGATACTTTATTGGATGTATTTAATGCTTTGTCTATTCCTATGGATAACTTAGCATTAGACTATATGCTTAATAACTTCTATATTGGAGCTACTGAATTTGATAAATTATATAATTTCTGGAAAGGCACTGGAGCTGGTAAAACAGAGAGATTTAATGAAGGTACTTTAGCTACTTTGATTAAATTAGCTGAAACTAAAGATATAGGTGTAAAATCTACATCAGGTGGTGGATACTCTAGAACTTTAGATAGAATGTTTACATTTGGTAGAAATTCTAATAGTTAGATAGCTGTAATGGCGATATCTTATGGTAAAGTACATCCTTCTCCTCAAGAATTCAGTGTTGTTGGAGCAGATGGTGCATTGATTTATCCTATTAGTGAAAATAACTATATGACAGACCAAGTGCGTAATATTAATCAAGACGCTAATGGTAAGAAACAATAGATATTAAGTACTCCATTCTCTGCACATAGTTTGATAGCTAATGCTAAGAATACTAAATTCAAATTGCATACCTTCTTAGCACTGAATATAGATGAGTCTAGTAGAGATTATTTCGGTATTACTCCTGTTGAAGATTATATTGCTAAACTTACTCTTACTTTTAATGATAGAATGATATTACCTACTATGTCTGATAAAAAGACTTGGTATAGTATATCAGGTATTAAAATGGTAAAAGATGTTCTTACTAGTAAATATATTGATGAAGGAGACGCTAATTATGCAGCTATTATTGGAGAAGATTTAACAGCTGAAAATTCTACTTATGTAGGAGAAAGAAGATTTAGCCAAGGTACTCTTAATATATTTGTTAATTACTGGTTAGATGAATTTAATGCAGTATGGGATTACTTCTAGAAGAAAGACTATATTGCACAGCATCCTACCTTAAGAGTAGATAATTATCACGGTAAGATTAAAAATGGTAAGATGGATCATACTGGCAATGGAGGTAGATTCAGATACTTTACTAGATTAAGACTTGGTGAAGATATTTTAAATGTCAACCAAGAATTAGCAAGATTAGAACAATATGGTACTACAGAAGAGGTTCAGAAGTACTTATCAGATCTAAAAGTATTACTGTTAGGTGCATCTAAACCTAATTCTAAAGAAGTTATAGAACCTTCTGCTCCTATATTCTCTGCTATAAACCATTTGTTACTGCATGCTACTCAAAGAGAAATGCGAGCTCTTGTAAAAAGAGGTATACTTGGATATTCAAATGGTGAATATGTTAATAAGTTAATACCTAGTAACATATTCGATTACTATAAATCAGAACTAGATAATTCGATGTATACATCTGAAGAGTCTGGTCTTAAGAATCAAGATATATTATTCTCTGTAATTGGTTCTCATGTAGCTAATCAAGCTATTTCTGTCATGGAAGTAGAGAAATGTTTTACAGGAGATCCTGCTTATTATAAGTGGAAGAAATCTAAATTTAAGACTGAGCAAGGAGATTCTATTGATGTTATAACTGGTAAAGATGTTGATAAGATTAAACGTTTGTCTTCTGTATTATCTACAGGTACTAATCTTAGAACTATATGGGATAATCCAGCCGAGAATGATACTAAAGTAACAGTAATGCATCTTGCTGATAATATGCTTGGTTCTGATTATTATGACGAATTAAAAAGTATATTCAGAAACTCTATTCTACGTGATCTATACAGCGAAGCTCATCCTAATTTAAGTGACAATGAGATTATAGAGGCTTTATCTACTAAATAGAAAGAAGATGCATTCTATAATTCTCTTACTCAGAATTAGAAAGAGTTTGTAGATAGCTATACTAATGCTAGTGCTAGACCGTACGACTTCAGAAGGGATGACAAAGGAGATATTAAAGGTGGTAATATTAATCAATCTGATGCTGCTGTATATATTCGTCCTGCTATGTATAGACGTATTATGAAAGCTTTAGGACAATGGAGTGATGCTATCGAAGAAGCTTATCAAATAATGGAAGGAGAGGATGAGTCATGGATGAATAATCCAGAATTATATCAGAAGACTTTAGCTCTTGTAGTTAAACCTTTAAAGATGGTATACTTTGGAGATCATAGAGAAAGTGATATAAATCTGAATGTTCCTGTATTTGATAAGATGGCTATGTTCCCATTATTCAAAGTAATAGCTAAGGCTGATAATAAGGTTTTGTATGACCGTATGAATAATGAAGAATTGGGAGTAATCGATATGGTTACTTTTGAATCTGCTGTTAAAGTTGGTGGTAGAACTAAATTTGAAGCTTATGAAGGTCCTAAAAATGAACACTTCAATGTTGAAGGTTTGAATAAAAAATCCTTCAATCTTACTAAGAAAGAAGGAGATTTACCTGTATTTGTTCAAGATATTCGTAATTTGCGTCTACAGTTGAACACAGATCCACATGAGCATATTGACCGTTCATTTGGTACTTAGGCCGTTAAAATATGTTTAGGTAACCTTATAGACGATCGAGTGTATGGTACTAATAAAGCTGCTACTAAAACCGGTCAACAGATTAAGACTCAAACAATGGATGCTATTAATCAGTTATCTGATATAGGTTATAAGAGAATAATTAAGAGATTCTTCCGTAAAGGTAAACTGAATAATAAGGCTTTATCAGACTATTTGGTTAGTTAGGCAGTTAGCTCTGGTATGTCTGATGAGTTTGTTAAAGGTCTTACTCTTGATTAGGATGGTAATATACTTGTTCCGTTGGCAGCTTAGAGTAGTAGACAATGGATTGAAAGTAGAATTATATCATTTATAAATAAAGAAGTAGTAGATATTAATACTCCTGGTGGTTCTGCTATTCAGATGTCTTCATTTGGTTTAAAAGCAACTGATGCCAGAATGAAAGAATCATAGTTAAATGGTGCATTTAATGGTGGTAATAAACTTAGATTCTTGAATAAAGACGGAAGTATGGATGTTATTTTGAGTACTAACTTCTTTAGGCATATAGTACCAAAAGAATATCAGACTTCTTATGGAACTATGAAGAAATGGTTAACTGACCATAATGTAATTGGCACTAATTCCACTCCACAAGGTATTGGTTATCGTATCCCTACTCAGGGTCTGTCTTCTACTTTCTCATTTAAAGTAGTAGATGTACTTCCTGATAGATTCAGTGATACTATAGTAGTTCCAGATGAATTTACAGCTATGACTGGTTCTGACTTCGACGTTGATAAATTATATATTGCTATGTTGAATTACGATACAGATGGAAACGTAGTTCAATATACTAATGATAAAGTAAGCGAGCAAAGTCCTGAAGCATTGCAGAATATGATAATACAGAATTATCAATTAGTAGTATCAGATACTAAGAACATGGCTGAGACAAGAGCATCTATTGATACTCTTACTGGTATGCTGCAAGATGATGTATTGCCATTAATATCAAGTTCTAGTAAACAAGAAGCAGATCCTTTCTATGAATTATTACCTTCATTCTAGGAATCTAGAAAAGAAGAGTATACTAGTGGTAAAGCTGGTATTGCTCCTTTTGCTCTTAACTCTACTAATCATGTATTAACATAGTTAATGCATCTTAATATGATATATAGTCATAGTAATATATATCAATTAGGAGATTTAGATGCTATTAAAGGTCAAGATGGATTTAGAATTCTTGACTGGTTATCTGCCATGATTAATGCTCACGTAGACGTTGCTAAAGACCCTTATATTATTGCTTTAAATGTTAATCAGGTTACTTATAATATGACTAACCTATTACTTAGAGGTGGTAAAGGTAAGAATACTTTCTATTTCTTAGCTCAACCTATATTAAAAGAGTTATCCAATAGAGTTATCAATAGTAAGGGAGTATATGGAGCTGAAAATCTATAGGAAAACTAGATAATCACTGGATTATACAATGTGTATGGTAAGTTACTTAAGGAAGCTATAGACGCTATGCCAGAAGGCGAAAGTAAACAAAATTGGAAAGCTAAATATAATGGTTTGGCTGAAGAAATTGGGTACTCTGCATATCCTGGAATAAAGAGTGAAGTGATAGATAAGACACAGGTATTTGATGAATCTAGTCTTATATATGCTTTAAAGAATAAAAAATAGGACAATTTACCATTCTTATATCAATAGATTATTGTATTACATGCTTATAAAGAATTAAGTATGGATGCTAAAACACTTAGTGAATTAGTACATAGATCTCAAATTGATACTAAGAAGTTTGGTAACAATCTAGCATTGCAGTTAAACTTTGTGAATTCATACCAGACGTTTATATATGATAATTCTGAGGTGTTTGAAATAAAAGGTAAGGAAGTAGACGATGCTTTGAAGTACTACTTTAGTAATACGTTCTTAAGTAAGAAGTTATATAATGCTACTACTATAGCTAGAAAGATTCTTAAGAGTCAAACGTTCCCAGCAACTTGGACTTACTAGAATATATTTAATTCAGTAATGAGTAATATTGTAGGAGGAGATATTATTAAAGGCACAGATGGTAATGATTTAATATCCTATAAACACTAGGGTGATAAGAAGTTTGTTCAGAATATAAATAGAATGATTGATAGTATAATTAGAGCTAGAGCTACTTCTAATACTGATTTCCTTAAAATGACGGATGATCAATTTAGAGGTATGTTTGTAGGTAAAAATACCATGTGTTCTAGATTAACTAAACTTAAGAGATATCTATTACTTAATAAAGATGCTTTCCCACATCTTATTAATCAAGATGGAACTATAAAGAATGAACTATTAAATTACTTATAGGAATATCCAGCAGATGGCTTAGAAGGTTAGAATGTAGACAGAATCATTCTATCTGAATCTTCAATGAATAACGACTATGATAGAGAGAATCAGTTAATATCTGCTTTCGCTCAATTACTTGAAGATACTGATGATGTAGTTAGAGAATTTGCAGAAGATTTAGTTAAATATGCATATTATACTTCTTATGATGAAAGAGGAGTAAACGCATTCTTCCACTTAGTTCCTATTCAGTATAAGATTGATAATGGTTATGTATCTAATATTAAAGAAGTATTAGACCAATTTAAAAATGGAGGAGATATATCTGGATATAGTTCTATAGCTCAAACTGGGGATGATCCTCAATCTATGAGTTTTCCTTCTATTAGATTAACAATAGCTAGAAATATGTGGGATGATCCTAATATAGTTCCTAAATATAATATCAATCTTAAGCCTAATAGTAACGATCCTTTCCAACAACAATAGGAAGACCGTTCTAAGAGTAGTGATTATGATATTATATTATCTAAATCTAGAAGTAGTATTGGAGGTAAATCTATTACTATGTATGACAGCTTCGCTGTTCCTCATTATAGAACTAGAAGAGCAGAATTCATAACTGTAAATAACGGTTCTGGATATAATACATCAATTCAGTTATATCAATTAATTGGTGAAATAGCTTATGTAAGCGATGAAGGTAAGAAGAGTAAGAGAGGAGCTAAACTAATCTATAAGAGAATACCTAAATTAGGTATTAAAGAAAATGGATTTAGAGTTAACGAGTTTGCAAAAGGCGGTTTGGATATATCAGCTTTTGATCAGAATGCATTTGATGAAAATGTATTAACTGATGATAGAGTTATAGCAGAAACTGCAATGTCTAGAGTTAGATTACCTAAATTAAAGGATGGAAGTAAATTTACTAAACAGTTTATACCTCTTAGTTCAGATAATATTTAGGTAAAAATAAACGGAACATAGAAGCAAATAGAAGGTGATGTATCTGATACGCAAGTAGTAGATACTACCTTTAATATAGATCCGTTATCTGAAGATAATGTAGTATATGATGAAACAGATGTATCAGATTTCGTTAATCTTAGTCTAGATAATCCATTTGACGGATCTGAATCTATGGACATCATAAACGAATAGTTAGATATATTCTCAAATATGCAAGAACAATTCTCACAAGAAACTGAAGATCCTTTTGCAAATGTAGATACTTCTTCTATTGCAAATGAAGCTTTCAATATGGATGTTACTGAAGATGTGGTAGATATGGCTTATCTCGCTGAAATGGGTAAGAAACGTAAAAAAGAATGTGAATAATTATGCAGTGTTTAAATTTAAATAACAAAGAAGTAAAAGCAGCTGTTGATGAAGTTGCTAGAGTGTTAGGCAGTGAAGATGCTGCTTATTATATCATATCTGAAAATAATGGTTATGCTATAGATCAGGCTCCCAACGGGGAGCCTTCTAAGCTGTTTTCAGACCTTTTAAGCCATTATAATGGCAATCGTGAACAAGCTATTAAAGCTAAAGCAAAAGTGTTTACAGATGAATTTAAAAGCTGGTTTGGAGATTGGACTAATGTGTTGAAATCGGGCGATATTATTTTTGGGCATCCTGCTATAGGAAAAACTTATTCATTAGAAACTGGTAAATACAGAGATAAACTTATTGATTGGGACGTAGAATTTAATACTAAAAGAGATAAGTGGATAGAAGAACACTCAAATACTAAAAAAGGAACTCCTGAGTATAAAAAAGCTAGAAACGAATACTTAATTTATCCTGAAAAACACCCTGATTATGTTGAATTTATTACATCAGAATGGGAAAGAGTAAAAAATAAAACTAAGAAAGAAGGTAAAATATTATTTGCCTCACCTCACACCTTACTTAAGATGTTTCCTCAAGACTTTAACAGAATTATCAATTTAGAATATAATGATTTTGTTAATAGAAATGTTAATAGAGGTGGTAAAGAAAAAGAGTCTATGTTGTGGAAAGAGGGAATAGACGCTACTATATCAAAAATCGAAGGCATTCCGGTAGAAACTCTAAAAGAAAATCAATATTTTGAAGATTATTTAGATAAATATCTTGGTGTTTCTAAAGTGGTGGATGAAAATGGAGAACCGTTAATTGTGTATCATTATAGCAACAACTCTCAACTAAATGAATTCTCTATAGAATTTGACAATTACTTTTCTACTATTAAAGGGGGTACTAAAAAAGCCATATTTTTTACTGGAAACAGTAACCCTAAACAGGGAACTATACTGGATAGAAATTATAAATATCCAGTTTTTTTAAATGCCCGTCAGATAATAGAAAAAACCGGTACAAAGGATGAACTAAGATCCTCGTAGGAAGGTTTTGTTTCTACTATCAATAGAGCTGCAAATGAAGCAGATGCTGCTATATTTCACGGTATAGATGATAATCAAGAGTTAAATCAGGATATATATGTCATAAATAATCCTAATAATGTTAAATCAGTAGATAATCAAGGGTCTTTCTCTACTTAGGATAATAATATACATAGAAATGAAGCCAGTACATCTACCACATTCTTCTCAAGTATAAGTAGTATTACTGGTACTTGGTCAGATGGTTCTCCTCATATGAGTACTACATCAGGGGAAGTAGTTGAACGATTAAAATAGTATATACCAAAAGATTCTATAGCATACTAGATATTAGACTTATTCGTCGATTCAAACGTCGATATATTTGTATCAGATGATAAGGAATTCAATGGTGAAAGTTATATGTGGTATAGCGATAGTAATCATACCATCTGGATCAATAAAGAGGAATTTGAACAAACGGATATGTAGTACAATGCAAAAAGTATTGTACATGAAATGGTTCATGCATTTACTTCAAGATCCTTTGAAAATGTTAAAAACGGCGTAGGTACTGATTTAGAGAAGAAAGTATATGACAAAGTAAAGAGTTTATTAAAACTTAATAAAGTTATGTATACGATGTCATATATTAAAAATGGCAAATGGACAGGTAGTCTATATGGTTTAAAAGATGAATTTGAATTTATAGCTGAATTTCTTACTAATGAAGAATTCGTAAATAGAATAATTGATGATGCTAGACAGAGAGGACTACTTGAAAAAGTAATATATCAAATAAAAGAAGTATGGTCTGCAATCATTGATTTACTTACTGGAAAAGAACATGTAAAAAATACAGAAAGTACTAGAGATATACTAATGCAATTATTATCTTTCAATCTAGAAGATAATAATGAATCTGCTAATGTTAGATTTGAGAAGTCATTAAACAATAAAGTTAAGCAGCTTGAAACAAACATACATGAAGCAGAGAAATATAACTTTGATACTAAAGAAGAATTAGATAAGAGGTTATCTGACATAAGATAGAACTTACTTTCTGGTTTACAATCTAGATTACGTAGTATAGACATCTCTGATATATCTAAAAGAACAGAAGTAATAGAGAATATAAAATATCAGATAGCTAATTTATAGAATAATGCTATAAATGATTTTGATGTTATTGCTTCTTTTATTACAGATTTAAAGTTAGATGTTAGAGATGTAGGTAATAGAGTAGTAGAAGCTTATAAAGGTTAGGCTGACGCTTTAACAGATGAAGAACTCGTATCATTAAATAAGAACTATTTTGCTTTTTACTGTGAGTAGGCTAAAGATATATATAATTCTTTAGTAAACATGAATACTTATAAACAAATTGTAGGAGAATCAAACTATAATAAATTAATGACAGAACTACAATTATGTAAGAGTATTTTAGATTAGAGCTATGATGCAGTTAAGCGTATGCAAGTAGTTAATGCCTAGAGAATTATGTTGAAGGAAGGCATGAAAGTAAATAGCCCTACTATATATAACTATATATCTGAAAATACTAGAAAGACAGATTTTGATATCAGCTACATTACTAGAGTATTAGGTTCTGGAGATAGAATCAATGATGAAGCTATCAAGAGTTTATTTAATATACTATAGAATACTGAAAATAGTATAAATGAAGTAGTGTTTCAAAAAGCTAATGAACTAAACAAACTATTAAAGGTAGCGGGAAATAGAAATTAGAAGTTATTATTTGAAGTAGATGAGAATGGTAATACTACCGGTTATATAATTAGAGATTTGAACTATGGTAGATTCTACAAAGACTTAAAATAGTTTAAAGAATAGTTATAGAAAGAATTTGGTGTAGACCATTAGACTCTTCAATTACCTGAAAATATAGCCACTAGAACAGAATACAATAAAAGACTTAATAAATGGTTATCAGAGCACTGTGAACGTAAATATACTAATGAATTCTACGATTTAATGAATTCTCTTAGCCCTGAAGCTGCTTCAGCAAGAGAGATGATAATGTCTAAGATAAGAACCTTATCTAACAAGTATAGAGATAATAATGGAGTAATTCATTATGAATCTATGACAGATGAGGAATGGAATACTCTACAACAGTATGAATTAGATAAAAAGGAATTAGCTAGTATTTACGATATATACGGCAATGAAAAGCCAGAAGGTTCTGTAGAAAGAAGAATAGCTGATGAACTTACTGAACTAAATAATAAATTATCAAAGAATCTTAATAAGAACTATAATCAATAGAAATTCTAGGAATTAATCGAAGAAAAAAGAAATAGTCTAAGTAAGCACGAATTTAAAAAGTGGATGGATCGTAATACTAGAGTAGTATATACTGAAGAGTTTTACGAACAATTAGCTAATTTAGATAGAGCTGACTATGGAGAAGTGTATGCTGAATATAATAAGTAGAAGAGAGCCATCTTAAATATGTTCAGAGATAATCGTACTGGTGAAGTAAATCCTAAGTTAATGCCTAACTCTACTAAAAGATTACTAGATTAGTTAGAGGTTAAGATGAACAACATAAGAAAGTCATCTAAAAAAAAGAGATCAAAGACTGAGTTTAGTAAGATAGCTAGAGTAGTAGCTACTGAAGCTTATAAGAGAGATGAAGCTGCTGCATTAGCTAAAGACCAAGAAGTTCCTGGTAGTTCAGAGGTATTCTATTTAACTAATACTTATAATACATCTACTGGTACTGCTCCCAAATCTTGGTATACAAAGATTGCTCCTAAAGATAGTAAGTATATACAAGTTATTCCTTCTTCTAACTTATCTGAATTATCTTCAGAATCTCCGTTTGTTAATAAGAACTATAAATAGGACAATGACGAATATTATCAACCTAAAAGGTAGATATACGATAACAGTAAAGCGTATAATGAAGTAATGTCTAATAAAGCATTATCTGAACTTAGAAAGGCTTTAATAGATACAATGGACGACTCTAATAGTAAACTAAACAATCTAGAGTACTTAAATAAGTATAGACTACCTCAAATATCTGGTAGCTTATATAAACATCTTAAAGCATCTGGATTTAATCCATTTGCTGCCGTAGGTAACTATTTATTAGATGCTGCTACTGTAAAGAGTGATGACGTTGGTATAAATAAAAAGGTACTTACATCTCCAGATGGTACTTCTTTAGCTCTTATTCCTCAGTACTTTACTAAATAGTTAGATGATCCTGCAACTATATCGGCAGATATGGTTGGTTCTGTTATTCAATATTTTAAAATGGCAGAAAACTTCAAACAAAAGAATGAAGTAAAAGGTAAAGTAGAGAATATAAAATCATTTTTAGCATAGAGAAAATATACTGGTACTAGTACAATAGGCTCTATTAAAAGAATATTTACTGGTAAGCAAGAACCTAAGCTTGGAACTGATACTAATATATATAAGTTCGCAGAGTAGTTTATTAATATGAATCTATACGATGTCAAGACTAATGCTTTGTCTATATCTATTAAGAATAGAGAGATAAGTATAACTAAGCTATTAAAGACTATTACTGGTTATGGTACATTACGAAATCTTGGTTTAAACTTTGCTTGTGCATTTACTGGTTTCTTTACTGCTGCTCACGCTCATCTTGTTAATTCTTTAACAGGTAGATACTATACTTTTAGCAATGCGGTAAGTGCGTTTAAAGATGTAGTATTTGATTTATTTAGGCATGGTTTAAGTGTTGGTAGTAGAACATATAAGAGCGAATAGATGGCTTATATGGATTACTTTGAAGTTGGTTCTACTATGGATAGTTTGTTTACTAATACTAATAGACCTAAATTTATTAATGTTATTTAGAATCAGTGGGCTTTTGGATTATACTCAGTATCTGATTATCTTATAAAAGGTCAGATATTAAATAGTGTAATGTACGACTATAAATACATTGATGGACAATTCATGCATCACGAAATGTTTTATAATAAATATGGTAGAACAGATGAAACATAGTAGAGATGGAAAAAAGCTAAATCATTTAAAGCTTTAACTAAGTTTAGTGCTGGCAAAATAGTTGCTATTTCTCCAGAATATCAACAAGCTGTAGATAAAGCTAAGTTTACTATCGGTAATGCTGCCAGATAGTTAGCCGGTTCTGCAGATGGTCAATTAAGTCCTTTACAGAAAGCCTAGATGAGCGCTAATGTATTTGGTGCAATGTGTATGATGCATAGACAATATATCCCTATTATTCTTCAATAGAGTTTTACTATGGATAGACAATGGGATTATCAAACTCAAAGAGAAGTAGAAGCTATACTTAAAACTCCACTTAGAGTATTTGCTCAAACTTGGAAAGACAAATCAGGAGCAGACCTTATTACTACTGTTTTAAAATAGACTTTTCTTAATAAAGGTTTTTCAAGCGAGTTAGATAGAACTAATATTAAGAAGTTGAAGATAGAAGCAGCATTGTGTATGTGTTTATATCCTTTAATAAGGAATATTCTAAAAGAAGAGGCAGATAAGGATAAGAGGAATATACTTCTTAACTTATTTGCTTATGTAATGGCTAGAACTGCTTTTGAAACTACTGCTCCGTATAACCTAGTAGATATATATAGCACTATTAAAACACCTACCCCGCTATACTCATTATTGGATAACGTTGGGTCTGTAATTTCTTATCCTTATGATTTAATATTATCAAATATAAGAGGAGAAAAGAGTAAATAGGGTAAAATAATAACTAGAGGTGCTTATAGAGGTAAAACTCAATTAGAAAGAAATGTATGGAAAATAACTCCATTCAAAAATCTAATTGAATTAAATGATATTCCAAGTAAGCGTAGATATTATGATACTCAGATTACTGGTGATTAAAAAATTAAAGGCAAGCTTTTCACAAAGCCTGCCTTTTTTTGTGTAGAGTAATTCTTAAAATATAGTATCATAAAATGAACTATCTAGATAATCTTTCCAAAGTATTGCCATACTTAATATAAACTCTTTAGTACAAAATTGTGTACCGTTAGTTTGCATTATGCTGAAATCAGCTTTTTGGTCATTAGTTTTTAACTTAAATCTATAGCAAACTATATTATCTTTTATTATATCATTATAGAAAAACTCATTTTCTTGAATTCTTCTTACTATATAATACTTAGGATATGTTTTATATTGAAGTATTAAAAACTCTTTATCTATAGTAATATCTATAAATAAATCTGAAGTAAATACTATTGGATTTATTTTAAATAGGGTTGCATAATAACGCAACCCTTTGTTGTATTTATTAAAGTTCAACTTCTTCATTGCAAACTATATTTTCATCTACTTCAAATACTTCTTCGCATGAATCCATAGCTATTGCAATTAAAAAATCATTTAATGTCTTAGGTTCTAAGTTCTTCAATTCCATCATTTTCGTAATATTTACGAGTATGTTCCCAATTACCGGAATTGATATGATATGATATTTCTGTTAATGTTTTTGCAATAATATTTTTTTGATTGAGTAACTCCTCTTCGTTAAACATATTAAATACTCTAACTTCATTATTACCATTTGTTTGTACTGCAATAATATAAGCTTCTAAATCATAATCATCAGGATTTAAATTTAATTCTTCTATCATATACCAAGTAATAGCACAAAGGTAAAAAGCTATCTGTCTGTAGTAATCAAATGTTTCTACAGAATGAGCGAAATTGTAGACATCACTCGTTGTCTTTAGGTCTATCAAAATGATTTTCTTATTAACATAGTCAAACATTACTCTGTCTAATAAAGATTTACACTTTATTCCATAAAGTTCCCAATTAATATGAAATTCATTATGACAGGTATATGTAGTGGGAACATCGTACAGCAATTTATTAGCTGCAATATGATCCTCAATATTTTTCTTTATAGTTTCTAACATATGTAAATCTGCAAATGATATTACTTTCTTTGTACTTCCTATTTGCAGATATTTAATATAATTATCATATTTATCTACGATACCTCTAGCCTCAGTTATTTGTTGAGCTGCTCCTTTGTTATTATTATAAGCAGATCTATAAGACCTTAGCAGAATAGATACTTCATTTTCTAAAGGATCAGTTAATTTTAATTGAGAATATCTCTCACATAAATCTTTCTGTTGTTTTACTTTAGGTATCTCAAAATCTAATATTTCATAGTCTTTCCAGAATTCTTCTGGTTGAAGTATATATTCATGTATCATAGTACCTCTTTCTAATTGAGGTAATTCTAGTCCTTTTTCCTTACCGTCTAGCATATCTCGTAAGTACTTAGGACCCTTTTTTAGAAACCAACCAATAGCAGAATTTGATATTCTTGTATTATCTTCATAATATGGAATATCAATCTTCATCATTTTCTTCTTCTATTTCTAAGTTAGTATCCCAAGGAATCTCATCTTCAGCAGTTATATCTTCTAATTGCGTTTTATAAAATTCCTTCTGTATATTAAAGAATTCCTTTATCTCTTCTAAAGATAAAGGTTTTTCTCCTTTTAATTTATAGAAAGGTTCAATTAATAAAGATAGAGAATCTAAAAAACTTATCTTTTCTTGCTCTTTCATTATGTCTATTATTATAGGTTTAAAATTCTTTTTAACATTATAATTATCATCTAATAATGAACAATTATAATATCCTGCCTCTTGTAAATCTCTTCCATCATGCCAGTGTCCATATAGATGAGCTAACTTAGGTCTTGGAGCATTACTTAATAATTCATTTTTAAATGGATTATCATGAGTAAGTAATATATCTATATCTTGAGGTATTTTGTTATAATGGCTTATTATTTCTCCTGTTTGGTTTTCTTCTCCAGTATCAGGATCTATTTCTCCTGGCATTATACCTTTATCTTCAAATGCCCATCTTCCTTCTTGGAACATTATTGGATTGATATAGGGACAACCATAAAACTTTATACCTTCATACTCATATTGTTCATTTATTAATATAACTAATTTGTCATTAGTTCTTGCTGATAAATCCTGTTTTAATTCATCATAATAATACTTATTATAAGCATCTTCTAAAAAGAAATCATGATTACCTGGAGTAATTATTACTTTCTTACAAGGTAATCTATTTACCCATTTAGTAAACCTAGTATACCACCAATGCCGTGATGCATCTATAGACCTTTGATCATTTAAATTAATTATATCTCCAGTAATACATAATACATCACATTTAGGTATATCTCTAAATTGTCCATGTATATCACTTAATCCACATATTTTCATAGAATAGAAAGGCTAGCATTTCTGCTAGCCTATTTTTTAATTTAATAATATTTCAGATGATAATAACATTCTCATCATTTCATCCTCGTCATATTCATCCTCATACTCATTATCATTTTCCTCATTATTATCTTCTTCATTAATTTCATTATTTATAGATTCTTTATTAATTTTTAAATCAGAATCTGTACTAATGTTCATATCCTTAAGAATATGTTCATTAGATAATTCAGGAAACATTAATTTTTCATCTATAAATGATAAAATATTATCAATAGATAATAAATTAAAGTTATTAACAATGAAATTATAAGTAGGATCAATTTCTTCATTAGCAATACCCTTATCCTTAAGAATTTCTTTCAAGAATCGAGCATTATCGTTTGCTTCAAAGTGACGAGTATAACGTACACGGGAACAACGATCTTTAAGATACTCGTTAACTCGATTTTCATTGTTACATGTGAATAATACTAATTTCTTAGCATTTGTCTATACTCCATCAAGCCAACCTAATAAGTCTTCTGTATCCCAATGTTTATCTACCTCATCGAAAATAACTGCTACAGGAGTAGTAAATTTACGAAAGAAGTCATTAATCTGACTTGTAGGAAAATCTTCATCTACTACAATAATTGGTAAATTTGAATTTTTAGCAATTACTTTTGCCATTACGGTTTTACCAGTACCTTTAATACCACTAAGCATAACTCCAGTGGACAGCTTTGATGTCTTTTTAAAATAAGTATTTACTCGTTTAATAAAGATATCATCATCTTTAGTAGTATATACTTTCTTAGGTAAACTTAAAGATCCATCTTCTTCAAAATACGAACCGACCCCGTATCGTTCATACTTAAGATTATAAACTTTTCCATTAATTAAATCATAATCAAAACCATTGGGTTTATTAAGGATCTTATTATCTGCTTTTATAAATTCTGACATAATCTGTTATTTTTTAGTTTTTAATTCATCGATCATAGAATCGACTTGCTTTTGGTTACGAACTAAGTATAACTTATAATTCGCTTTACTCTTCATAAGAGTATATTTAAAAATCTTCCAGCGTAATGGAAATGAGTCACCCATTAGTCCTTTACATTCAATTATGAAATTTTTACCAACAAAGTCAGGTAAATAAGTCATAGCTCTTACCTTTTCTCCATTATATTCAAACTTAGGTATAAGTTCAAAATGTATTGCTTCATATTGTGCTGGAATATTAGCTTCTTTCAGCTTCTTATATGTATAGGTTTCAAGTTTACTACGAAATTTAATTCCATCATATTCATTAGGAGTTGCATTTCGTACTTTTCCTTGATTTTTTATTTTTTTTCTTTTCTACATAACGACGCTTTGGTTCCTCATATATAACCGTTATATTTACTTTTCTTGGAACATAGTTCTCTGGTTTTTCAGATAACAT